TTATATCTTGTTAATTTTCGTTGAACCTCGTAATTCAATCTGAACGTCCCCGAAACGTTCCCGAGATTTCATAAAATACCTATTTACGTCCCCGAAATTCATTAAAACGTCCCCGTCATATTTTCTAAAAGTTTTACAGCTTTATTTTTTTCTTTTTGTTCAATTTCATCTAATAAATGCGAATATACATCCATTGTTGTTTTGATATTCTTATGCCCCAATCTTTTTGAAATATAATAAATAGATATGTCATTGTGTAATAGATAAGAACAATGAGTGTGTCTAATACTGTGCAGCGTATATTTACCGATTTTATTTTCTAAACAGAATTTCTGTAAAACTTTAGATACTGCGTTATGTGTGATTAAAGATACTCCTGTATTAAATAGTCGTGTGGATAGATTTACTGGCATTTGAGCTAGTGTTTTTTGCAATATTTTCATATCAGTAGGTGGAACATCTACGGTTCTATCTGATGTCTCTGTTTTAGTACCCGGAAGATGTATTGTGCAGTCTCTATAATTTAAATCAGTTGTACATAGTCGCTGAACCTCCCCGAATCTTCCACCAGTAATAATTAAAATGTAGATAAATACATATGATTGAATAGGTGTGTTAGATACATATTGTTTTAGTTTAATAAAATTATCAATGCTCATAAATTTTTCTTCTTCACGTTGGGCTGGTATAGTTCCTTTAGTAACAACTTTATATGTAGGATCTTTGTGGATTAACCCTTCTTGTATAGCGTCATCTATCGACTGTTTTAAGCAGTTATGAATTTTTCTTACCGTCTCTGTTGAATGATTAGCACCATACCATTTAATAAACTTCCGATAAATAGTCATGTTTAGGTCGGACATTATAATATCTTTGAGATGTTCTTTTTCTAAAAACTTTTTGAATTGGTTAATTGCATTTTTGAATGTGGCATATGATTTTTCAGTAACAACACCTTCTTTATTAACAACGATCCAATCATTGTAATAATCTATAAAAGAAGTTTTATTATTGATTATGAAGCCTTTCATTAATTTGTTACGAGCTATAGATTCAGCCTCCGTAGCTTCACGTTTAGTCTTAAAACCTTTCTTTTTATATCTTTTGCCTTCATATCCAAAGTCGTAATACCATTTACCATTCGGTTGTTTTCTTACTGACATTTCATTTCCTCCTCAAAAAAAGTAAAAAATAATAAGGGTAGGCGAGCTACCCATAATTTCATTGTGAAGTTAACCTTAAAGTTTCTCTGTATTGTACAGCTTTCGGTTCATCTATAAATTGGACTGTATTATTGTGCTCTGATAAAATTTTATCTTTAATTTCATCAATATTAACTTTAAAGAATTCTTTTCTTCCATTAACTTTATTAACTTTATATTTTTTAAAGTAATCGTGCAATTTGTTTTCGAGTTCAAAAGCATTTTCAGAAAAAATTAAAGCGTGTACATCGAATTCAAAGGGAACAGAAGCGCTACTTAATTCATTGATTCTGTCCATAGGTTCTAATCTTCGAGTTACGCCAATCTTATAAACGTTTTCTCCAAATGAACCGATGTTAGATATTACATAAACAAATCCTGACTTAGCATTTTCTTTTCTATCTTCTATATTTTCTCGCTCAGAACTTAAATTTTTGAGAGATTCGTCTAATTCTTTGATTTTTTCAATATATAATTCTTTTTCGACTTGTAAGTTAGTGTTATTAAGATACTTAGTCAGCTTTTTGATTTCGTTATTATGGTGTTTAATATCTTTGTCAAGATCTTTTAGTTTTTTCTCCATCTCTTTTTCGGCTTGTTGTATTTCTTTCATTCTAGCTCGTTCTTCTCTTCTGACTATTTTTTCATCTTCTTGCTTAATTTTATGTTTGTGTTTTAAATCTAACATCTCAAGTTTTATGTCTAGTAGGGCTTCTGGAATACGTACATTGTCAGTTTCGAAAATTTTATTTATTCCTTCAAAACTTTTGAATATTTTGTTCTGCATACTTTCAATATTTTTACCATTTACATTATTAATTAATTGTGAAGTTTCAGCATTAAATAATCTTATGATTTGTTTAGCTTGTGCATTTTGATGTTTCTTATTATCTTTAGAATCATTAAATATTTTCACTTTTTCAAGACTCACTAAATCTTTTTCTCTCATTTCTAATTTTTTTATGTGAGTATTTATTTCAGACGAGTCTACTTCTAGTAAATCGAAAGGATAAGTCAACTCTACATCATATTTAATCAATTCTTCATTTAAATAATTAGTTATTTTTTCAAGTTCTTTTGTACCTTTTTCTATATTTGTCATCAAATCTGTTTTTAAGTTCTGCAATTCTTGTATTTCACTTTCCAGACTCTTATTTTTTCCTTTCAATTCTTGGAGTGTTGCCACATCAGGTTCTACAATTTTTTTAATGACTATTAATTTAGCTAGTGCATATATCGATAGAATAAATGGGATTATAGCAATTCCTGGAGTACCTATACTAAGCAAAGATGTTACTAGGATAGTCCACATTACCCATTGTTTTTTAAAATTTTCTGCTTTCATTAAACTTCTCCTTTGTCTATATTTCTTTATATTTAAAAACTCTCAACGGGTCAAATGTTATTGAGTATTCGTCGTAGTGAGTTCCAATACCATATTTATTTTTGTAATGTTTCAATATTTCTGCTATATATTCTTCACTTAATTGAACATATTGAGCTAATTCATATAAGTTACTAACGCCATAGTTATAAGCCTCCACAATAATACGTAAAGGTAAGGCAGTCTCATACCCGTAACGCCTAGCGTAGTTTTCAAATTTGCGGTTAATGTTTTTAGATTGATCTAAGATATTCCCATATGTAAGTTTGTGATGTGCGAGTTCTTCGTATAGCACTTCGGCTTTGCGTGTTTCGGATAGGTTGCGTTTAATTAGAATTAAATCACCTAACCATAAACCGTGTAAGTCATAAGGCATAACATCTGTTTCTCTGACTTCTATATAGTCATGCTCTATTAACATTTCTTCATATAACCCCATAAAAACACCCTTTATTTACGCTTACTTCTAATAAAATCAGCATAATCTAAAACTCGTTGCCATTCGTCATCAGTTAATTCGCCTTCAAGATGAGCTGCACGATGTTGTGGTTGTTCGTGTTGTTGTTCACTTTTATCAAAACCAAGTAAATATTCTGTACTGATACTAAGTGCTTTTGCAAAATCTTCTGAACGATTTAATGGAAATTCTCTAGTTAAGTTTAAATAACGTGATACAGCAGATTTAGCAACTCCTACACGACGAGCCAATTCACTAAGTGACATATCTTGTTCTTTCATAGCTGATTTAATTATTGTGATTATTTCATCATTATTTCTCATTTTTAAGTATCTCCTGAATAAATATTTTGTTCTTTCATGTGAACAACTAGATTATATCATCGTTCCCAAATGAATACAATATATAGGTAGAAAAAACTTTTTTGAACTTTTATAAGAATAAATCGTTGACTAATGGGAACGTAACATGTTAAGTTATATACAGTTCTCAAACGAGAACGAACGGAGGTGACAATATGATACTCAACTTAAAAAGATTGAGAGCAGAAAGAATAGCTTGTGGAATAACGCAAGATGAGATGGCGTACAAGATGGGGTGGAAAACAAGAACTCCGTACGCTAAAAGAGAAAACGGTATTGTAGATATCGGAGCGAACGAGTTTATTAAAATGGCCAAAATATTAGGTTATGAAACAAACAATTTGGATATTTTTTTACTCAAGACGTTCCCAAAAAAGAACACAAAACAACTTAATAAGGAGGAAATCAAATGCAAGATTTACAAAACAAACCGAACATTGGAGAAATGTTCAATATCCAAGAAAAAGAAAATGGAGAAATCGCAATAAGTGGTCGAGAACTTCATCAAGCATTAGAAGTTAAGACAGAATACAAAAAATGGTTTAACAGAATGTCTGACTACGGTTTTGAAGAAAATATCGATTTTACAAGGGTGACCCAAAAATGTCTCACCCAAGGTGGTTATCAAAATATGACTGATCACGCACTTACTTTAGACACTGCAAAAGAAATTGCAATGATACAACGTAGTGAACCTGGTAAACGTGCTAGACAATACTTTATCCAAGTAGAAAAAGCGTGGAACAGTCCAGAAATGATAATGCAACGTGCATTAAAAATTGCTAACAGTACGATTAACCAACTAGAAACCCAAATTGAAAGAGACAAACCAAAAGTGATGTTTGCAGACGCAGTAGATACAAGCACAAGTTCAATACTTGTAGGAGAACTTGCTAAATTAATTAGTCAAAACGGTGTGAAGATAGGACAAAATAGATTATTCCAGTGGTTAAGAGACAATGGTTATCTAATCAAGAAGCAAGGTGAGGCTTATAACTTACCAACTCAAAGAAGCATGGATTTAAAAATCATGGACATCAAAAAGAGAACTCAAAATAATCCAGATGGCTCAATCAGAGTTACTCGTACAACTAAGATTACTGGCAAAGGTCAACAATATTTTATTAACAAGTTTTTAAGTAAGGAGGCATAACATGAATATTTTATACAAAACAACCCTCCTCATCACAATGGCAGTTGTGACATGGAAGGTTGTAAAAATTGAGAAAAACACAAGATTTAAACTTAGAAATTTTGTTTATCCAAATATTGATAACACTCAAAGTAAAACATTAATGAATATTGCTAATCACGATCTAAAAGATATTTAACTGTATTCAAAATTTTCATATCTTGTTGAGCTTTTAGTTAAAACTTGAATGAAATTAGGGTGGATTCGGTAATTCACATTATCAATTTTAATGTTGATGTAGTTGAAATTGAGGAAGCTATTGAAGATTTAAATTATGACGCAATCGATATAGAGATAGGCATAGCGCCTAAACCAGTTATCGAATTCGATGAAGAAGAAGAGGGATAACCTATGACAAAAACATGGTGGAGTATGGAAGATTTGGAAAATGAAACAGGACGTCGAAGACGTTGGTTAAAAGATAACATCTTAGATATACCTGCATTTAAAGAAGAAATTAAAAAGTTTGCTCATTATCCAATAAACAAAAATGATGAATACAGATTCGTAGGTAGCAAGATGAAACAATTTCTTGAGGATAACTTCAAAAAGATATTTGGATAGGAGGTGTATAGCAATGTTAAAGAAACTAAAAATAGCACTCCTAATCGTCATCTTGGCGGAGGAGATTAGAAGTGCTAAGAAAACTAATCTAAGAAAGAAACAGAAGAAATCTTTTGAACGTCGATTGCAACAATATCTACATTGACGCGTTCATAATTACCAACTATTGATACATCTTTTAAAAACAAAGTATCAATTTCTAAAGAAGAAGTCGGTTTTTTAACGTCTAATAACATAGCATTGATTAAATTTTGATAATAATCATCTTCTTTATCTTTTTTTTGAAGGAGCACCAATATACATTACACCATCGACAACAATAAAAATATCTTTATTGAGTTTTATCGCTAAATCAAAAGAGTTAATTATTGTTTTTAAATTCATTCTATTCACCACCCACTATCGCAGTAGCGATAAAAGAATTATAGCACGATAACATGGAACAAAAATTTAATCGTAAAAGGGAGGCTACAAGATGAAGTACTTACTAAGTTACATGACGATGTTTATCGCAATGATCGTCACATTACTTTTAGGAGGTGGTTTCACAACAATTATAGGCGTTGCGATTTTGACTTTTATCTTTAGCACATTCTTTTGGAATGAGTGGTTAAAAGAGAACGAAAAAAAGACTGAAAGACGCGTAAACGTCAAACAGTCGAAATTAAGTAATTGGGATATTTTACATTACTAATATACAAGTGGAGGAGAAAAAATGCAAGAGTTAATCACAATTAGGCTACCGAAAGAAGAATATTCTCAACTTATTGCCAAATCTGTTCAATTAGATTTTTTACGTAGCGATTATGATTTCTTAAATAGACAGTACGAGGATATGTGCGATAGATACGCAGAGTTAAGAAAAGATTATACAGAACAAATACAATCATGTATTCGTTTAGATAAAACGATTAAAACTATGGAAGAATCAATCAACATTTTAGAGAAGGGTGTGTATCGCTAATGAAAGAGACAGTGACATATATCATCAAGCGTAAAGATAACGACTTGTATATCACAAATAAACCTAGCGAAAACTTCCCGACAATTAAATATTCAACGGAGTTCAGAGATGCTAAGGAATTCAACGGAATAGATAGAAGTTCAATAGATATGACTGAACACAAAGCTATCAAACGTACGCACATAGAACAAGATATATATGAGGAGATTGAGTATGACTGAACAACTTAATTTATATCAAAAAATAGCTGATGTTAAAGCTAACATTGATGGCTTTACAAAGGATACAAAGGGCTACAACTACTCATATGTTAGTGGATCACAAGTATTACACAGAATACGCAACAAGATGATTGAACACAATTTATTACTTGTACCATACACAGAAAACGAAGAAATCACACAAACGACAAACGCTAAAAACAAGACTGAACACATCGTCAAATTAAAACTCACATATAAATGGATTAACGCAGATAACCCTCAAGAAGTATTGGAGGTTCCTTTCTTTGCAGTAGGCCAACAAGATGATGTATCTAAAGCGCACGGTACGGCATTGACTTATGCAGAACGTTATTTCCTAATGAAATTCTTCAACATTCCAACTGATGAAGATGACGCAGACGCAAAACAAAAGCAAGAAAAGTACAACAAAGTAAGTAGTCAAACAGTGGGCGTTTTAAAACAAGAAGTGTTTGATTTCGTTGATTTGATGAAGTCGTTAGGAAAAGACGTAACACAACAACAAGCAGAACAAAAATTTGGAATACAAGATTACACATCAATGTCTGAACAACAAGCAGTAACTACAATCAATAACATTCAAGCAATGGCTAAAAAATATAAGGAGAATGAACAATGAACACAGTAAATCTAATTGGAAATATAGTAGCTAATCCAGAATTAAGAGGTCAAAACAGTAACGTGGCTAACTTCAGAATTGCAGTACAACGACCGTTTAAAAACAAACAAACCAATGAGTATGAAACTGACTTCATCACTTGTGTTGCTTTTGGCAAAACAGCTGAAATTATTGTCAATAACTTTAATAAAGGTAACAAGATTGGAGTAACAGGTTCTATTCAAACTGGTAGCTACGAAAAAGACGGGCAACGTGTATATACAACTGACGTAGCAGTTAACCAAGTTACGTTTGTAGAACGTAAAAATAACAATCAACCACAGCAACAAAATAGTCAAGTGTCCAAAGGTGACAATCCATTTTATAACGGCTCGGACATATCGAATTCTGAATTGCCATTCTGATCGGAATGATTAGATGTCTAAAATCAAAAATTACATTACACAAGATGACGGGACAACAACCGTAGTTATCGAAGGTGTAGAACTCGATAATAAAACATCACTTCTTTTAGATAACGGTTACGAAATAGACGTAGATGTAAGAGTATCTGACCCGTTCAAGATAACAGACAAACAACGCAGAAAGATATTCGCTCTTGTAAAAGACATAGAGGCTCATACAGGACAACCTTTTGAGTATATGAGGGAAATGTTCCAGAATTACGTATCGTTCCTCTACGGCTACGAGAAACGTCTCTCATTGAGCGACTGCACAAGAGAAGAAGCTAAACAAGTTATAGAAGTTATTCTCGACTGGGTGTTTCACAACAATATACCACTTAATTATAAGACAAGCGACTTACTCAAAAATGATAAAGCATTCCTTTACTGGTCAACAGTCAACCGTAACTGTGTTATCTGTGGTAAACCACATTCCGACTTAGCACATAGGTTTGCGGTAGGACGTGGCAGAGATAGAACGAAGATCAATCATTACGGAAACCAAGTATTAGCACTATGTAGAAACCATCATTCAGAACAGCACCAAATAGGAATGGACACATTTAATAACAAATATCACTTAGCTGACAGCTGGGTTGATGTTGACGAGAAATTAAACAAAATGTTGAAAGGAGAGGTGTGATTGGCAACTTTTAGAACGATAAAAGAAAGTGGCGATTTTGTAACTGTACACAAATCATTCATCTTCGACCAAGAATTAAGTGCGAAAGCAAAAGGTATACTTCTTTACTTCTTAAGTAGACCTGATAATTGGCAAATATACACATCAGAAGTAGTAAAGCATATGAATGACGGTAAGAAGTCAATAAACAGTGGCATACAAGAATTAATCAAAAGGAATTACGTTCATAGAATGCAAAAAAGAACTGAAAACGGCATATTTAACGGATATGAATATTTAGTTTATGAACGACCTACCGAAATGCCATTTTCGGAAAACGGATTATCGGAAAACGGATTATCGGAAAACGGAAAAACGGAAAACCGAAAAAGGCGAACTACTAATAATAATAGAACTAATAATGATTTTAATAATAATGATGATACTTATAATGATGGAAGAATATTGTTGAGCACCTCGACTGCGGATCAAATCCCGTACAAAAAAATCATTGATTATTTAAACGATAAAACAAACAAACACTATAAACACACTACTGGTAAGACAAGACGATTTATAGAAGCGCGTTGGAATGAGGAATTTAATTTAGATGATTTCAAAAAAGTCATTGATGTTAAAACAACGGAGTGGTTAGGAACAGAACAAGAAAAGTATCTACGACCTGAAACGTTATTCGGTACTAAGTTTGAGGGTTACCTTAATCAAGAGTTACAACCTAGTGGCGTAGATCAACTCGAAAGAATGAAGTACGACCCTAGCTACTGGGATTAGGAGTGATTGAATGCAATCAATGGAAAGCCTAGCCAGAAATATAAAGCCCAATAAAAACATTGTTGAAGAACAGCACAACCTATTATGTGAGAAATGTGGCAATCGTTATGACTATTACAAGTTTAGTAACGGACATGAATTTAAACATGGTTGTGATTGCTCAATGATACAAGCTGGTAAAGAGGCAGAAAAAAAACGTAAACAAAAATACATCAATAGTATTTTTAATCAATCCAACGTTAACTACTCGTTACACGACGCAACAGTTAACAATTACAAACCACAAAACGAACAACAAGCACACGCTAAAAATACGGCTATAGAGTACGTCAAAACATTCTCGGTGGATAAACCTAAGTCATTAATATTACAGGGCTCGTATGGTACCGGAAAAAGCCATATAGCCTATGCCATAGCAAAGGCAATAAAAAATGAAGGTTATTCGGTGGCATTTATGCACATTCCAATGCTTATGGAACGTATTAAAGCGACTTACAACAAAAATGCGACTGAGACGACGGATGAACTCGTTAAGTTATTAAGCAATATAGATTTGCTTGTACTAGATGATGTAGGCGTAGAAAACACAGAACATACACTCAATAAGCTATTTAGCATTGTAGATAACAGAGTAGGTAAAAACAATATCTTTACTACTAACTTTAGTGATAAACATTTAAATCAAGATATGAATTGGCAACGTATCAATTCGAGAATGAAACATAACGCTAGGACAGTAAAAGTGCTAGGCGATGACTATAGGGAGCGTGACGCATGGTAACGAAAGAAAACATCAAAGAGATATTAAAATGCAGTGATCTATACGCTCAAAAAATGATTGATTGGGCAGAAGATGATGAGGAACTAAACAACTTAATCAATAGAAAGTTAGAAGAAAAAGCATACAGACAACCGATTGTGGAGGTGTAGTGATGGGGCTACGTGAGGGATATAAAGACAAATATTACTTATACACCATAGACGGTTGGAAAATGTGTAGTGTCATACCTTTAGCAGAAGATGTATTCAACATCGGCAACTATGCAGGTATGCACTTTCAAAAGGTATTCAATGGCAATGTAACAAAAGAAGAGCTTAACAAGTTAAAACGTAAATATAAATTGTATCGCAAGGAAGAATTACAACAACAAACCACGATTGATGACTATTTATTTTGAGGTGAATCATGAGTAAATACAACGCTAAGAAAGTTGAGTATAAAGGAATCGTATTCGATAGCAAAGTCGAATGTGAATATTACCAATATTTAGAAAAAAAGATGAATGGCGTGACATATAACTGTATCGAGATACAACCGAGATATGAGTTAATCCCTAAGTTTGGGGATCAGAGAAAAACTGAATACATCGCAGATTTTGCTTTATATCTTGATAACGACTTAATAGAAGTCATTGATGCAAAAGGTATGGCAACAACTACAGCAAAGTTAAAAGCGAAACTGTTTAGATACAAATATCCCGAAGTTAAACTAACTTGGATATGTAAAGCGCCGAAATATACAGGTCTTGAATGGATTGAATATGACGAATTAATAAAAGTCAGACGAAAGAGAAAGAGGGAGAAGAATGGAAATTAGAGAGGAAATAATCACAGTAAACGCTACAGTGAAAATCAAATGTGATTTTCCGGCATGGCTTAGTAATCATACTAATTTAGAAGACGAAAAAGAGAAATTACTCGATGTGATTGCAAATAACCCAGAAAAAGAATTGATGAATGAGAATTTTGAATTTGTAGATTTAATTGAGGTGGACTAAATGAAAAACATTAGAGTAGGTAAACAAACTTTTGTGATGACTGAGAAAGATGAAATGAAAATGGAAGAAAGTGGAATAAACATGTTCTCTTTGAGACAAAGAATAAATAAGGGCTGGGATTTTTACGACGCAATTGAAGCGCCAGTCGGTATGCGTCGCAAAGAGTGGAATGCATTAAAAAGAATGGAACAATTAGAGGAAATGAGAGAAGTCGAAAGTTTAAAAGAACGTATCCAAAGACGAAGAATGGAAGAACTAAGACGTAAGAAACCTCACTTGTTCAACGTGCCTCAAAAACATATGCGTAGTGATTATTGTAGTTACTTAATGGAAAACGACATATTTCCTAAGAAGGTGGTTGGGTAAATGGAGGGAGTTTCATTTCATGAATTGCAGGTTGGCGATAACATTTGGTTTAAAAGTCCATATACCTCATTTAGCCACTGGGGGACTGTAGAGAGCCTTAATTATAATTTTGAGGGTAAATCATACGTGAATGTAAAAGTGGGCGTAGAAACGGTTCTGAGAGCTTATGAGAACTACACATTTATTAAGGAGGATTAAATATGGTGAAGATAAAAGAAATACAAACAGATGGCACATACACTATTTACGATAGCAATGACAACAGCATAAACATCACTAAAGAGGAATTTGAAGAAATCAAGCAGTACAGCATTGATAGTGAATATAATTTTTTAAGTAGTGAAGATACGCAAGCGTAGAGGAGGAGAAACAATGACAAAGATTAAAGTAGAAAAGCAAATGACGTTACCAGAGTTGATTAAGTATGCATGGAAGAATGATATTAGAAATAAAAATTATCATAGTAACACAGACGAATTTGTTACTGTGAATTTTGATGTATTAGGCCATGTAAGGCTTTCTGAAAGTATTGCACAATTAGAAAAATTCACAGTAGAAGTTGAGGAAGAAATTGATGAAAATACAGTGTTTCCAGGTTTAGTAATTAATTTCAAGAGAGGAAGTAGGACTTTCTTCGTAATGGAAAAAGACGTCAGTGTGAATGATGTTTTACAAGAAAGAATACTGCTTTACGATGCAACTGCAAAATCTATAAATCTTATCAATGATGACGATACTATGACTTTAATTTGGAAGGACGGTGAGATGATGGAATGACTTCTAACTTTGACAATTTAGAATTCAATCTATTATCAGATAGCTACACAGTACCTAGAAAAGAAATGATTGAACTAGAAATAGCTATGAACAACCTAACTAGAGAACGTGACGAACTTATAAAAGAAAACGAGAAATTACGCAAACTAATGGAGGATAAATAAATGACTAATACATTAGAAATCAAATTATTATCAGAGAACGCAACAATGCCAACACGAGCTAACGAATTTGACTCTGGTTTAGACTTATATGTATCAGAAACAATCACAATCCCAGCGCATACAACAACAATAGTTAAAACAGATATAGCAATTAATCTGCCTTATGGGTATGAGGCACAAGTAAGACCTAGATCAGGCAAATCACTTAAAACGAAGTTACGTGTAGCATTAGGAACTATAGACAAAACATATCATAAAGAAATAGGTATCATCACAGACAATATAGGCGATGAAGACATCACAGTAGAAAAAGGTGAAAGACTAGCACAGTTAGTTGTAGTACCAGTTGTATATCCTACACCCAAAGAAGTTAAGGAGTTTGAAAATGAAAGTGACAGAGGCGCATATGGAAGTACAGGAGAATAAAGATATATTAGAAAAAGTAAAAGAGGTGTTAGGGAAATGATAGGGCTTATCAAAGAACTTACAGATACATTTAGTATGAGCGAATGGAATGTAGTGTGGATTGACGATGAAGGTAAATCGCATGGTAAACGTTTTTACTGGAAGACAGAAGCTAGAGAGTTTTATGACAGTTTACCATATTATCAAAAACGATTAGAAAGAGTAGGTTGGTGATACCATGCCACAATTCTTAATCAGAGAATTTACGGATAGCACAGGTCATATCCACACAAACATTGAGAAAGCGCGCACAAACGAAACTCTCTCTATTGTGGAGGCAGAGAGTAAAGAACAGGCAATTAATAAAATTAAGGAGTGAATAGAATGATTAAACGCATATTAAAGATTTGGTTTACTATCGCTATGTATGAACTAGGTAAATGGTTAGGTAGAGAGTTGTATTACAAATTGAGTGCGAATGACGAAGTAGATAAGGCGCCGAATGATTATGCGAATGAAAGTGACCAATATGATATTAACGGAGTAAGACAATGACAGGTTGGATTGTATTGATACCTATTGCTTATATCGTTTGGATAATAGTTAAAAGCAAAATGGAGGGATGAACGTGTATTCAAAAGAAGCCATTATCAATATGATTGACAACTATCAAATGACATGCAAATACTTAATTACTGTAATACCAGATTGTGATAGTAATTCGATTGCACAGTATGGCATACAAGCAACGTTACCTAAACCACAGGGGCAGAATAGTAGTAAGGTAGAGAATACTGTTATACGTCGTGAGAGAATGAGTAAGCGTCATGCTCAGATGTTAGCAGAGGTAGAGTTTATCAATCAATCGCAGCAGAAGCTAGGTCATGTTGATTTCATCTTTTTAAGTCATTTAAAAAAAGGTAGACGTAGAGATGAAATAATAAGAGATATGCCAAATTCACGATTGAATAGAACAAACTTTTTAGCACGTAAAGATGACTTAGCAGAAAAGATATACTTACTACAGTGACAAAATTGACATAAATGACAAAAATGACGAAAATGACAGTATTTTATAAAGTCAATAATTATTTATATAATTAACGTGTGGCTACGGAAATAGTCATAACATACTCCTTTCTATATAGATACGTGGGAAAGTCTTCCTAAGCCTTTCAAATATTGCGGCCTATCTGAGAGAAAACTCAGGTAGGTTTTTGTTGTATAAAAAAATTAAGTGAATAACGTGAGAGTTGGTGGTATATGAGATGAACGGACTGAATATAAAACAACAACGATTTGCAGATGAATATATTAAGAGTGGTAATGCAACAGATGCTTATATTAAAGCTGGTTATTCTAAAAATAAAGCTAATACTAACGCAACTAAACTACTACAAAATACTACAATCAAGAATTACATCAATGAACGTATTAAAGAGGTGCAAGAAGAAAGTTTAATGAGCATTACAGAGGCGTTAGCATTATCAGCATCTATTGCAAGAGGAGAACCACAAAAAGCGTACACTAAACGATATGACCATTTAGAAGGTGAAGTGGATAAAGAGGTCACTTATACCATTACACCTAATGTGGAAGAACGCCAGCGTTCATTAGATCATATCTTAAAAGTACATGGCGCTTATATTGATAAGAAAGAAATTACTCAAAAGAATATCGAAATCAACATAGGTGATTACAATGACGAACCTTAAACTTAATTTCAACAAACCAGAAAAAGTATTCAACAAGAATATATTTGAGATACTTACTAATTATGACAATTTCACGGAAGTACATTATGGTGGAGGTTCAAGTGGTAAGTCACATGGGGTTATTCAGAAAGTGGTGCTTAAAGCATTGATGAAATGGCCTATACCTAGACGTATGTTGTGGCTTAGAAAGGTGCAATCGACAATCAAAGATAGTTTGTTTGAAGATGTCAAAAGTTGCTTAATTGATTACGGCATATGGGATTTGTGCCAGTGGAATAAAACTGATAATAAAGTTGTATTGCCTAATGGTGCTACATTCTTATTTAAAGGTTTAGATAATCCAGAGAAGATTAAATCGATTAAAGGTATTTCAGATATCGTTATGGAGGAGGCTTCAGAATTTACATTGAATGACTATACACAATTAACATTGCGTCTAAGAGAACGTAAACATGATTTTAAACAGATATTCTTGATGTTTAACCCAGTATCTAAGTTGAATTGGGTATATAAATATTTCTTTGAACACGGTGAAGATATGAAAGGCGTTATGATACGTCAATCAAGTTATAAAGATAACAAGTTTTTAGATGAAATTACACGTAATAATTTAGAGTTGCTGGCACAACGTAACCCAGCTTATTACAAAATATATGCACTAGGTGAATTCGCTACTTTAGATAAGTTAGTGTTTCCAAAGTATGAGAAACGATTGCTCAATAAAGATGAGTTAAGACACTTACCTTCATACTTCGGGCTCGACTTTGGATATGTGAATGATCCTAGTGCTTTTATTCATGTAAAAATAGACAAAAACAACAAAAATTATACATCATCGAAGAGTATGTTAAGACTGGAATGTTGAATGATGAGATTGCTAGAACAATCAAACAACTAGGCTATGCAAAAGAAGAAATTACTGCAGATAGTGCAGAACAAAAGAGTATTCAAGAAATAAAAAAGTTAGGTGTTGAACGCATTAAACCTACCAGAAAAGGTAAAGGGTCGGTCGTTCAGGGACTTCAATTTTTAATGCAGTTTGACATTGTAATTGATGAGCGTTGTTTTAAAACGATTGAAGAATTCGACAACTACACATGGCAAAAAGATAAAAATACAGAAGAGTATTTAAATGAACCAGTCGATACTTACAATCATTGCATTGACTCATTAAGATATAGTGTTGAGCGTTTCTATAAGCCAGAAATGAAAAAACGTACAGGTGTTAAACAAACAATCAATACAATCAAATCAATGGGCTTATAAGGAGGGATAACACTTGTTAAAAGTAAATGAATTTGAAAGAGACGCAGAGTACCGACAACATCGAGATAAGATATATAGACGTGATGCAGTAGAAACATATCGTTACGACGGTGACTTAAACGATTTATTAGATGATTACGATTTTATAAGTGAATGTATTGAACATCATTTAGAGGCGCAGGTACCTAGATTGCAAATGCTTGATGATTACTATCAAGGACTTAACTTCAACATCTTGCGTAATCGTAGACGTAGAGAAAGACATTTAGCAGATAACCGGGCAGCACATGATTTTGCGTCATATATTGCTGATTTCATTAATGGCTACTGTTTCGGCCATGCAATACAAGTACAAACAGAAGATGAAAGCACACAAGAGAAGATTAACGGACTACATAAGCTGAACGACATCGACACACATAATCGTTCAATCGGTTTAGACTTATCTATCTTTGGTCGCGCTTATGAGTATATTATCCGTAATCAAGATGATGAAGTGAGATTATACAAATCTGATCCACGCAATACATTTGTGATTTACGATAATACGATTGAACAGAATAGCTTAATTGCAGTGAGATATTGGCAAACAGCCATAAGGGAACAAGAAGATACAGACATTTATAATGTGGATGTTATTACACCTAACGCAACTAACTTCTTTATTGCGAATAAATCTACTAACTTGAAGTTAGAAGAACGTAGACCAGCAGAACCGCATTCATTCGGTAAAGTTACAATCACAGAGTTTAGCAACAACGAGAAACGTCGTGGAGACTTTGAGAAGGTTATCCCACTTATCGACTTATACGACAATGCACAATCAGACACAGCGAACTACATGAGCGATTTAAACGATGCGATGTTACTTGTTGTCGGCAATATGGAATTAGATAGCAATACAGCACAACTGCAAAAAGATGCGAATGTGTTCCACTTAGTCCCACCTGAATATACAACAATGGACGAGAAAACGACTGAGGGCAATGTAGACGCTAGATACATCTATAAAGAATACGATGTAAATGGCGTTGAGTCATATAAAGACAGAATTAGTCGTAACATTCATATGTTCACTAATACACCAGATATGACTGATGAGAACTTCTCAGGCAATCAATCAGGTGAAGCAATGAAATACAAGTTATTTGGTCTAGAACAACGTACTGCAATTAAAGAAGGTTTATTCCGAAAAGGTTTGCGTAGACGTTACAAATTAATCGGTCAAATTATGAGTATCAATCGAGAGTTAAATAACGATGCTATTCGTGACCTTACATTTACATTCACTCGTAACATTCCTAAGTCAATTAAAGATGAAATGGATATGTACTTACAAGCTGGTGGAGAACTAAGTAATCAAACTTTAATGTCGCTAGTATCATTTATAGATAACCCTCAACAAGAAATGGAACGCATCGAAAACGAAGAAGATATCCAACTTCAAAAGTCAGATGAACGTATGTATAACAGACAGGGTATAGACAACCAAACTGATATTAAGGAGTGATAGTCTATGTCCTACTGGCAAGATAGAGCGAAAGAAATCATTGATGAAGAAAGTAAGTCGGATTATGAGATTGCTCAAGAGATACAACGTATTGTCGATGAAATGAATGAAGATATCGAAAATGAGATCAATCGTTTCTATGTGAGATACGCAACAAGCGAAGGTATCACATTAACTGAAGCTAAGAAGATTGATGCAGTGGATGTACAGATGTTCCAACAGAAAGCGAAGCAGTATGTTGAGAATAAAGATTTTAGTGACAAAGCTAATGCAGAACTAAGGGCCTACAACACGAAGATGTATGTAAGTCGTGAAAAGTTATTACAAGCACAACTAGGACTTATCGTTACTTACGCATACGCTCAGATAGAACAATCTATGTATAACTACATGGAGAGTGCTTATTACAGAGCATTAGAGCAACAAGCAGGTATCTTAGGGGAAACACTCCGAGTATCTATCAATGACGTTAAAACAATCATATTCACACCTTTTGAAGGGCATAAATGGAGTACAAGACTTTGGTCAGATATGGACGTTGTTAGAAGACACGTACAAAAGACCACACGTCATGTATTACTACGTGGTAGACACCCTTATGAGTTTGTGAAAGACTTACGCAAAGATACGGGAGCAACCACTTACAATATGAAACGTTTGTTAATCACTGAAACTGCTAGAGTACAAACACTAGCTTCTAAAAAGCACATGTTAGAGCAACATGGACAAGATGCAGAATATGAATATCATGCAAAACTAGATAGCAAAACAACAAAAACGTGTAGAGGTTTAAACGGTAAAGTATTCAAAGTTAAAGATATGCAACCGGGTGTAAATGCACCACCTATGCATCCGTTTTGTAGGAGTGCTGTCGCACCACACATCAATCCTGATTGGCGTGATAAGTTCTTTGAAGAGCGCGAAGGAAGATATTTCGGAGGCGTTGTTAAATAATTAAAAGGAGGCTTTGTAAATGGCAGATGATAACAATATTACAAATACACCGCCAGTTACTAACGAAGGTGTAGCAAAAGAAATCGTTGATAATTCCGTGGGGGATTATGAAGATGCTGATTGGGAAGAAGAAGAAGTGCTAGACACTGATTTCAGCGATGAAGAAGATGGCATGTATGAAGATGACTTCATGGAAGATGACGACGAATTTGAAGAAGATGAAAACTGGGAAGAAGAGTACGACTTTTCTGATGATTTTGATCAAGAGGATATAGAATTCCTGGAGGGGCTAGGAGGTCCTGAAGATGAATATGAAGAAGAGTACGAAGAAGATTACGAAACAGAGGAAGGCCTATATGACGTCACTGAACTTGATGGTGATACAATCGACGAGTACGACAAGTATGACGAAAGTTACTTACAAGACAGGCTAGATGATGTTTACGATGAATATAATCAAATATTCAACAAAGAACCTTCTGACATCATTAAAGATAGTATGACAACGCAAGAAAAGATAGACAAAATTGTAGATGCTATACAAGAGGGTGGCAGTGGTGTATAACGAACGTATTGCTGCAGCCCTTGAAGGCATTCACAAAGAACTCAAGCGTTTGAATGATACAAACCCTAGTAACCGAGCACAAGAGAAAAAGAAAGAACCTGAGAAGAAAGAGTTTAAATCTAAAAACTTCATCTGAGGTGGTACTTATGTCAAAGCGTGAAGCAGTTGGTCCTGGCGTTACCGCGCCAATATCTCGTTGGTAGCATACGTTAGCTACTTGACCTTAGTACGTCATTAAACTGCTCAATACTAAAAATACTGAGCGGGCTTAAATGAAATGTGAATATCAAATAATATCTAGCGCACTAATCGGGCTTAATCGACTGATTGGGGCGCTATTTTTATGCGATTAAACATTGACTTTAGGACTGAACGGGAGGACTTAAAAATGAAATTAGATGACAAATACAAATTAAACTTACAATTCTTTGCTGAAGATGGCGAAGGCGATTCTGGAAAAGATAATGATGATAAAGTGCCAGAAAACGATAACGATAATCCGAATAAAGAAAGTAAGTTTACGCAAAGTGAAGTAGACTCACAAATCAGTAAAGCGGTTGAAACTGCACTTTCTAAACGTGAGCGTAAGCACCAGCAAGAACTAGAGAAAGCCAAAGAAGAAGCTAAAAAAGAGGCTGAAAGCTACGCAAAGCTAACTGAAAAAGAAAAGAAAGAAAAAGAGTACGAAAAACGTGAACAAGCATTAGCTGAAAAAGAAAAGCAATTCAAGTTACGTGAACTCAAATCTGATGTTGAGAGTGACCTAAAAGAAAAAGGTTTGCCTACTTCGTTTGCTGAGTCGCTAATTCATTTGGAAGATGCAGAACAAATTAACGAAGTTGTTAAAGCAATCAAACAAGACTTTGATAACGCAGTGCAAGAACAAGTCAAAGAAGCTACACGTCAAGCTACACCAAGTAATCAAAGTAGTAGTTTTGGCAGACAACAAGCAAGTGGCAAGTCTATTCAAGAACTTGCGAACGAAAATAGAATTATAAAATAACGGAGGTAATTAATCTATGGCAGATGTTAAACCACAAGTATTTAACCCTGATCATGTAATGATGCACGAGCATAAGGAAGGCGAGTTATTAAACGAATTCAACCAACCTATCCTTTTAGACGTATTACAAAACTCAAAAATCATGCAATTAGGTAAATATGAAGATATGAACGGAAAATCAGAAAAGGAGTTCACGTATTGGGCAGATAAACCGGGCGCTTACTGGGTTGGTGAAGGTCAAAAAATCAAAACTACTAAACCTAGCTTAGTAAGTGCTAAGATGCGTTCACATAAATTAGGTGTCATTGTTGTTGCATCTCGTGAGTTCTTAAACTACACATACTCACAATTCTTCGAGGCAATGAAACCACAAATCGCTGAACAATTCTACAAAAAGTTTGATGAAGCTGGTTTATTAAACGTTGATAACCCATTTGCTCAATCAGTAGAACAATCAGTAACTACTTCAGGTAATGTTGTAAACGGTCCTATCACTTTAGAAAATGTATTAGCGTTAGAAGATGAATTATTAGAACACGATGTAGAAGCAAACGCATTCTTATCTAAAACACAAAACCGCACAGCGTTACGTGGCGTTCGTGATGAAAATACTAACGAAAGTTATTATGATCGTTCATCTAATTCATTAGACGGACTTCCAGTAGTCGACTTAAAATCTGATGAAATCAAAAAAGGTGATTTATACGCTGGAGACTTTAACAAAATGTTCTACGGTATTCCTTACAACATGTCATACAAAATTTCAGAAGATGGTCAATTATCTACTGTACAAAATGAAGATGGTAGTCCAGTAAACTTATTCGAACAAGAATTGATTGCATTACGTGTGACTATGGACGTTGCATTCCACATTGCAGACGATAATGCATTCGCTAAATTAACAGGCGGTAAAGCAGCTGAAACTGTCTAATTAATCTAAGGAGGTCTGACACATGGCTTATTCATACGAAGTGGTACGACCATTTGTAGATGCAGAAGATAACAAGTCATATGAAGTAGGCAAACCTTATCCTACTGACATTACAGATGAACGTATTACTCAATTGCTACATGCTGATAATAAATACAACAAACAATATATTAAATTAGTTGTAGATGATAAGAATACAAAAGCAGAATTAATTGAAATCGCACAAAAACATGGTATTGAAGTATCTGAAAAAGATACGAAAGCAGACATCTTAGACACATTGGAGGGATAATATGGCGACATTAGAGAATGTTAAGCTATTACTCTCTATCAACGATAATGTTCAAGATGAACTATTAAAAAGAATAATAGATAACACTGAAAAGCGTTTGATTAGCTTACTTCCTAGCGATATGGAAACTATCCCGGATAGATTGGAATATATCGTGGAAGAAGTAGCAGTCAAGCGCTTTAATCGTGTTGGTGCTGAAGGTATGTCACAAGAAAGCGTAGACGGGCGTTCTAATACGTTTCAAGCAAACGACTTTGATGAATATATGGATGTAATAGATCAATATACGCCACGAAACTCAGACAAACGTGGGGCAGGTATTTTCTATTGAGATATAACAAGAGAGTCGTGTTTGCTAGAGAAACAAAAGGACAGTATAACCCTAAAACAAGTAGAACTGAGACATACGAAAAGCGCTATGATGCAATACCATGTAACATCAGTCCATTAAGTCCACAAAAAACAGTGGTGCAATACGGAGACATCAACAAAGACATCAGTGTCATACGTTTAAACGGTCATTTTGAGCCTACTGTGACGCATGCTTATATCAATGATACTAAGTATCAGATTACGAAACGAATTAACTATGAACACGATACAGTGTTCTACGTTGAGGAGGTTAAGTGATGCGTTTTAAGAGTGGTGGAGATTTAGACGACTTAATCAGAGAATTTGACCGAATGAACAACACTATTGATGACAATGTAGATGAAGTATTGCACGATAATGCGGTGAAATTTAGTACAGACACAGTTAAAACTGCTAAAGAAGTAATGAACAAAGGGTATTGGACTGGTAACTTAGCGAGAATGGTCGAAGATGCTAAAGAAGGACATCTCAAGTATGGTATCACTTCAAAAGCTGGATATAGCGGTTTTATTGAATACGGCACCAGATACATGGAACCAGAGACGTTTATGTTCCCGGTCTACCAAGAGTTCACAAAGAAAGTCAGAGCAGACCTCGAAAGATTAATTAACGGTTAGGAGGTGTGCGATGCGTCAATCAGTTAGTCTACAACTGTTTAACTATCTGTACTCAAAATTCACTGATCTAGGTGTTCCAGTTATCCGTACGAGTGAACTCAATCAAGAATTACCTTATCCATTCATCGCTATTCAAGATATTAGAGATGAAATCAATCGTTTAACTTTTGACAGTTACGGTGGCAGTCCTACTGCAACTATCCATATCTGGTATAAAGATGATGATAAAGGTAAGAATGATGAACTTTATATGCAGGTTCAGTCAATTCTGCTAGATGAGATACAACTAGACGGATATACATTGACTACACCTCACATGAATGTGAACGAAAGTACAGAGCAAGATACAAACCAAGTGTTGTCACATACAACGATAAATGTAGAGTACGCAAGTCATTAAGTTGGCTTGCGTTTTTTAATACAAAAAATTAGGAGGTAGAGAACCTATGGCAATTAAACAAGGTACTGATGAATTAGTCTTAATCCGTAAAGCCGGAGACCGTAAAGATGCAAATAAAGTAATGTGGGTAACAGAATTAGAACGTGAAACTGAAAAAGACAGAGATACAGAAGCTACTGTAGATGGTCCTGTTAACTCTGGAGGTACATTAGAGTCAACAGTTACGATTAACTGCTACATGAACCAAGATGACACGTTATGTGATGAAATTGAAGATGCTACCGAAGAGGATATCCCTTATGAGTTATGGGTTATCAACAAAAGAGTTAAAAACAAAGATGGAAAATATAAAGCAGAGTATCGTCAAGGATACTGGAATAGTATTGACCGTACTAACGACGCTGAAGATATCGCAGAATTTGAAACTGAATTTGGTGTATATCTTAGAAAAGTTCGTGGTTGGGCAACATTACCAGAACAAATCGAGAAAAACAAAGCTGCTTATGGCTTCCACGATACTGTTGCTGCAGATCCAGCTGATGATGGTCTTGTGTCAGAAATCCCACAACCTAACGAACCAAGCTCAGCAGAAACTGTATAATATCGAGGGCTAAATGCCCTCTTTTTCTTTTTGACTAAATTTAAAGTGAGGTTATTAAAAATATGGAAATCAAATTTAACGGTAAAACAATTGAACTATCATTCGGATTAAAGTTTTTAAACATCGTTGATAAAGAAATGGGCATGGAAGCAGAACAAGTTAACTTTGGTAAAGGTACAGAAATGTTGGTACCTGCACTAGAAAGCCACAGTGTAGTAGATGTCGCTAAAGTTATTAAAGCTGCAACTGCACAAGAAAAAGGAGCACCTAAAACTGAAGAAGATTTAGAAGCTGTTGTTGAAGATATTATTGAAAACAGAGGGCTTGAAGAATTTTGTAACGAAGTCATCGAGGAACTGGGAAAGCGTGTTTTAACCCAAAACCTCGTTCCGAAAAAATACAAAAAGAACAGCAAGAAGTAGACGAAGAAATATTAACGTTTGATCGTATAGTTATCTTGTGCATGAGCAAACTGAAAATTTACGACCTAGATGTTATTGAGCAAATGACACTTAGAGAATTCAACTATCGTATGTATGCATTAGAGTATGAGCAACTAGATAAAGACATGGATATGTACAAACTCGCTTTTGCTATTAGAGACGCAGCTGCAGAGAAAAAGAAACGTGGCGGCAAAAAAGGCGAGACAGAATATCGTTTCAAAAGCGCAGACGATATCATGCATTATCAAGAAAACATTAAACGATTAGACAGGGGCGAACCTGTGAAATTCGCTTCTGAAAGCAAATTTGAGGAGAATATGCCTCCTAAAGATTTACTTCAACAAATTGCAGAACTTAATAAATAGGGAGGTGGGAACACGTGGCAGAAGCTAACTATAGTATAAAAGCGACGATTGAAGCTAACGCTAAAAAGTTCAAAAGCGCTATACAAGCAGCTAAGAAAGTGGCTCAAAGTTTTAAGAAAACACAAGAGTCAATTAAAGATACTAAATTAGATGGCGACTCATCTGGAGTAATGAAATCAGTTAAAGCAGCAAAAGATGCAGTAAAAGGCTTTGATAATACTCATGCAGATGCAGAACTTGACGCAGATATTTCTGATGTTAGAGAAAAAGTCGCACAAGCTAAGACATTAGTTGAAAAATTCGATGCTTATCGTGGTGATGCAGAGTTAGACGCTGATGTATCTAAAGCTATTGCAAACATCAAGAAAACGCAGAGATATTTAGATATGTACGATAACTCTAATGCAGAAGCAGATGCAGACGTAAATATCAGAAAAGCTATTACACATATTTCTGAGTTGCAACATAACCTAGATAGTATCGACGGTAGCAAATATTCAGCTGATTTAGATGCAGACGCAACTAAAGCACGTGTCGCTATAGCTGAAGCTAAAAAGTCGCTTAATAGCTTTGCGAGACAAAAAGCAAAAGCTACTGTCGAAGTTAACGAAGGCGCTGCTGTATCTAAGATTTTAGCGCTTAAAGCAATGTTACGTTCAATTCCTAACCGAATACACACTAGGATAGATGTTGATTCAGATAAAGCACAAGGTGCATTTAGAGCAATGGTAGCTGGTATTGATAGTTCTATGAACTCATGGGACGCTTTAGCTACACGTATCAGAACAATTGGTACCGTAATTTCTAACATGATAAAGGGTTCTTTAATTTCCAATATAACGTTGGTAGTTCCTATCATTGCTTCGATGGTTCCTGCATTATTTGCTGTTCTTAACGCTATCGGGGTTGTAGCTGGTGGAGCTGCAGGATTAGCAGCTGCATTTGGTGTTGCTGCAGGTGGAGTTATGGGATTTGGAGTTATGGCTGCAAGTGCTATTAAAATGCTTAACGATGGAACTCTACAAGCTACAGCTGAAACGAAAAAGTACGAAAGTGCCTTACAAGGTGTTCAAGATGCTTGGCAAGGTATTATAGAGAAAAACCAAAGTCAAATCTTTAATACAATGGCTAATGGCTTAAACACGATTAAAGTGGCATTATCTGGTTTGTCGCCTTTCATTAGCGGCGTGTCAAAAGGAATGGAACAAGCGAGTGCTAAAATGCTTGATTGGGCTAAAAATTCTCAAGTAGCACAACAGTTTTTCGAAATGATGGGGACAACAGGTGTAAGAATATTCAACAACATGCTAAGTGCAGCAGGTCAATTTGGTAGCGGTATTATTAGTGTTCTCACTCAACTAGCACCACTAGCCGAGTGGGTTTCGGCAGGCTTCAAGAAAATGGGTGCTGCATTTAACCAATGGGCACAATCTACAAAAGGCCAAGAGGCTATTAAGTCGTTTATCGAATATACTAAACAGAATTTACCGTTAATCGGACAAATATTTGGAAATACCTTCAAGGGTATTTTTAACCTCATGAAAGCATTTGCGCCGAATACACACTCTATATTAGAATCTCTAGCGCAAATGTCTGAAAAGTTTGCCTCTTGGAGTGCTACGGTAGCGCAATCAGACGGATTTAAAAAGTTTATGGACTATATCAATACAAATGGTCCTAAACTAATAACATTATTAGGCAATATAATTAAAATCATCATTAATGTGGGAACAGCTATGGCACCACTAGCTGCAGCTGTATTAGATGTTGCTGTTGCGATTACAGATTTTATCGCTAAATTAACGGAGGCACACCCTGCTATTGGTATATTATTAGGCTTAATCGCTACATTAGCTGGTGTGTTCATGACTTTAGGACCACCTATCTTAGGTATCATCGACTTTATCGGAAAGTTCGTTAAGGTACTTACAGGTGCAGAAACGGTAATGGCAGCGTTTAGTTCAATTGGAGTTGCCATTAGTGACGTTTTAGAAACTATCGCATTAGCTTTTATGTACCTAGACGCACCAATATTAGCAATTGTTGCAGCAGTTGCAGCAGTCATTGCGATATTTGTAGCGCTTTGGAATTCATCTGAAACATTGCGTAATGCTTTAACAGACGCATGGAATGCAATAGCTAGTTCAGTTGGTGCTGCGATTCAAGCAGTGCTTGGTTTCTTAGGAGACTTGTTCGGTCGTGCTCAAGAAATATTAGCGCCATTAGCGCCTATGTTCCAACAAGTGTGGAGTCAGATTGTAGCAATTGTAGACGCTGCAGTTAATGTTATAGCACCAATGGTTAAACAAGCCTTTAATACAGTTGTTGCAGTCGTTAAAGTAGCTTGGGAAATCATTAAAGCAGTTATTAAAATCTCTATGGAAGTTATTTTAAGTACAATAGTTGCTTTGCTTCAGTTGTTAACTGGAGATTGGCGCGGCGCTTGGCAAACAATGTCTAAAGCAGGTGCTGAAATTTGGAAAGCTATTGTTGAAATGGCTAAAAATATCTGGAGTATCTTAGGCGATTATTTAAAACAAACATGGCAAAATATTGTTGATGGCTTTAGTGCAATATTTGGTCCATTAGCAGGCATAGCAGGCTCGATTTGGAATGGAATTGTTAATATTGTAAAAACAGTTGTTTCTGGTTTAGGTGCATTCTTGACAAGTATTTGGACAGCTATAGTTACAAGTGCTCAAGTCCAATGGAGTGTCATTGTAACAGTGGCACAAACTATTTGGTCGGCAATCGTGAACGTCATTGTTACGGTAGTGACAACGTTAGTAAGCATTTTAGCTACAATTTGGACGACTATTGTTACAGTAGCATCTACTATCTGGACAACGCTAGTTACAGTTGCGCAGACGATTTGGACAATAATTGTTACGACTATTACAACAATTGTTACTACGTTAGGAACAATTCTATCGGCAATCTGGACTGGAATAGTAACTGTAGCCACTACGATTTGGACTACATTAGTTACTGTAGCTCAAACTATTTGGACTTTAATAGTCACTACTATTACCACAATTATTTCTACATTAGTAACAATCATCACTACTGTGTGGACAACTATAGTAACTGTCACATCGACGATTTGGGCGTCTTTAGTCACAATCGCACAAACAATCTGGACTACCATAGTGACGATAATTTCAACAATAGTTCAAACAATTGTATCTCTCGTAAGTGCCGGTTGGAGTAGCTTATTGTCTGTCACTTCTAGTATTATGAGCGGTATTATGGGTATTATTTCTTCTATTTGGTCAACTATTGTTGGTGTAATATCAAGTTCTGTTTCAAGCGCTGTTAGTGTAGCAGTAAGTGGATTCTTCAGTATGTTAAGTTCTGTAAGTTCAGCTATGCACGGAATAGTCAGTGCTGTCATAAGTGGAATGATGAGTGTTGTAAGTTCAGTCAGAAGTGGTGTATCAAACGCTTTAAGTGCAGTACGTAACTTTATAGGCCAATTCACTCAAGCCGGTACAGATTTAATTATGGGAATGGTAAATGGTATTAAAAACGCCGCTGTTAATGTTGTAAATGCAGCTAAAGGTGTTGCTAGTTCAGCAATCAATGCGGTTAGAAGCGTTCTCAACTCACACTCTCCATCAAGAGTAATGATGGGTATCGGTGGAGATTTTGGAGAAGGCTTTAAAATCGGTATTGATGATAAGAAAAAAAGTGTGGCAAACATTGCAGGCGGTTTAGGTTCAAGTGCTGTAAAAGCAGTTAAAAATGCTGTTAATCCAACTGATGTATTAAGTGATGTTAGAAGTACATTAAAAAATAGCAATCTAAAAATGCCAAATATTCAAGGAGACATTAAAAACGCTAGTGCATCAGCTAATGCACAAGTTACACATACTCATGAATATAAGACAAATCCATCTCAACGCGTTGTCACTGTACAAATGGACGTAAACAATGACGCATTAACGTCAATAGTCAACGGTCAAAACGCTGACAGAGATGCCACATTCACATTCTAGGAGGTCAGGCAATGGATTTAGAAATTAAACAAAAAGATGGCACTAAATACAAGTTGTCTGACTTCGGTTTTCGAGTGAAAGATATTGTCATCGAAAGCCCGGAGATAGAGGACAACTACGAAACAAAAGAAAACACAAGTGGTCGTATGTTACTTAGTAGTCAGTACCGTAAAAGGAAAATTACGGTGCCTTGCTATGTTGTTAGTACAAAACTTAATGATATACCAAGATTACGAGATAAATTCTATGATTTAACAGTAAACACTGAACCTGTATGGATTAGAGAACTTAGATATGCCGAAGAGCATAATTACAAGTTTTTACAACCGACGGAAGATGACTATCAATCGTATGATAAATATGGTTATCCAGTATTCGATCATAATATGATGAACGATAATTACTATACTAGTGGTAAACAGTATCAAGTTAAATGTTCATCAGTAATAACACCTGATAACAAAGGTAATGTAATTAACTTCGACTTAGTTTTTGAAACAATTGAAATACCTTTTGCCGAGAGTATTGGTACTTCTTTAGATTTAGAGAACAAACCCAACAAAGCGTTATGGTCTAATGACATGTTAGTACCATTTGACGAAGAAAATGACAAAAGAACATACACTTTTACTAATGCCTGGAATAACAGTGTTTATTACCACGGAAATGTGCCTAATAACGAATTTAAACTCTATAAGAAAGTAACTATCGTTTTAGGTAAAAGTGTAAGCAGTAAAGAAAGTTTCCGATTTACGTTAGGAAAATCTGATTATATGAAAATCAGTAATATTAGTTTGAAAAAAGGAGACAAGATAGTGTATGACGGAGTTCAAACGTGGAGAAACGGCACTCCAATTAATCATCGCTGTACAAACGCTCAACCTAAATTCTATCCTGGTTGGAATGATTTTGCTTTCAATCAACAGGTTAAGTCAGTAACTTTTGATATGAAATTTTATTATAAGTAGGTGGTTATTAAATGCCAGTATTATTTAGCCCTATAAGAGGAATAGGTGAGCCAGTTTATGTCACTACAACAACAACATCAAAATTAGGTTCTGAAACAGTTGTACAATGCAAATTACTTGAAGATAAATATAACTATAACGTTATACGAGGTATTGATATACGCTGGACACTGACGCAGTTAACAGGACCTAATGACAAGAGAGAATACGTCGCTTATATTATCGATAGACAAACACATGGTAGAAATCAAGAAGTGTCTGTAACCCTTCGAGAAAAGCCGATTGATATTATCAAAAGAAAAAGAGTGTATGACAAAATAGATGGCCCTCATAAACCACCCGACTTTTTTGAAAAGATATTTAAAGGAACAGGACTTAAATTCAAAGTGCCTGACAATTTGTTTGTTTCTGAAATCAAAGATTCTGGCGAAGGAGAAAGCGTTGAGGATCTATTAAAAAAAGGATTAGAAGCATGGGATTTAGAGTTTGATATACATCATGATTACAAAACAAACACGTATACTTTTAAATTCACCCCGTATTTAGAGAAACAAGCAACTTATCATATTGATAATGAAATTAACGCAAACAATATGAAATTAGAAGAAGATAGCGGTCAGATGTATACCTATGTTAAAGGGTACGGTTCTTATACTGATGAAGAGGGTTTAGACGGTGCAGGTCTTATTGTTGAATTTGAGCACCCTAATATGAAAGATTACGGTAGATTTGATGCACCACCTGTTAAAGATGGTTCAATTACTGATCCTGATATTATGCGAGCTAGATTGCAAGCTGTTATTAATGCATCTATAAAACGCTCTTTAACTTTGGATTTTATAGCCTTGCGAAAACATTATCCTAATGCAGTTCCTAGAGTTGCAGACATTGTAAAAGTTAAGCACTCTATACTTGGCATCAATGAGTTTATGAGAATAGTTGAAGTTAAGACCATTAGAGACGCTGAAAATAAGATAGTAAAACAAGACGTAACTTTAGGAGATTTCAACCGTCACAACCGCTATTTAGAACGAATTAGTCAAGCAGCACAAGTTGTAGGTGGTTTAGGTGGAGGATTTGCTAATTCATATCGAACAACATACGCAAAAGCAAATGCAGCTATCACTTCTACAAGAAAGTCCATTGACTCTAACAAAGCGTTGCATGGAAACGCTAATGGAATAAGAGCAATTGTAGAAAAAGACCACATACTAGAATACAACAGAAATGGTAAATTTCGAGTGTCTCATGATCGTGGTAAGACATGGCAAGTTATCGCAAGTGCTAAAAGCGGATTTAACAAATACGTAATACCAAAAGCAACAGATAAAGTGTCTGGACTGATGAGTAATAATGATAAAAGGAAAGTTGATAGACTTCATTATAATCGTCTCAAAATGCAAGGTGAAGATGGTAAGTATTACAATATTACAATAGATAAAGAAGGAAAACTACAAGTTAAGGAGGCGTAGCAATGCGAAAGACTATCTACACAAAACTAGATACTTTATTTAGTGCACGTTATGTTAGAGAAAATGAACTCAATTACATTGCTATAAGAGATATGCTTACTAATATCGAAGAAATATTAGAAAAGCACGGAAAAACTGAAAAGCGAGCACATAATGCTGAACAAATTGTATACACATTGCCTACTGGACCTAATGTTACTGTAGGTCAAGAGTTAGGCTATCAAAGTAAACGAATAAGAAACTTAGTTTTAGGAACTATCGGTAATGGGCTTCAAGAAGTGAGAGATAGTCGTACATCAATTGACGCTCAAAATTTCCCTATACTTTCAGAAAGACTAAGACATGACTTCACTAGAATAGATGAAAAAATAGATAAAGAACTAAATGTGGCTGATGACGCTACTTATCTATTTACTCCACCATTTATTGCTAGCGCAGAACAAGGTGTTAATGAAACACCTAACAATAACGATCCCGATGACAACAGAAAAGTGTTTTACGACAAATTTGTTGACAACAAGTATGTTACGAAAAAATATGTAGGTAAAGACCAAAGTAACCAGTATAATGTTTATGCTTATGATTTCAAACCTCAAAATTATACAAAAACCTTACTCATCACATCGTGTATACACGGGAATGAATACAGCGCATTTTATGCTTTAAGTCGCTTTATGGATTTAGTTGTCAATGAATGGAACAAGTATTCACAACTTGCTTATATACGTAAAAACGTTAGAGTGGTTATTGTTCCTATTGTTAACCCTTGGGGCTTTGCTAATCGAGAACGTGAAAATGTAAATAACGTCGATTTAAATCGTAACTTTGACTATCATTGGTCAAATGGTAGTGGTACACGTTCTACTGGTAAAAACTACAAAGGGTCTAAGCCATTTAGTGAGAGAGAAAGTAGAAATATGAAAGCGCTAGTGGAAAGTTTAGGTGATATTACTGCTCACGTAGATTGTCATAACATCGTTTCTCAGGTAAGTGACTATTGCTTATTCTATCCACGTTTCGCTAACCAACCTAACAATGTAATGACTGAATTACTATCTGAAATTTCAGATCATGGAGATTATGTCACATGGGGTTCAAGTACCTTAGCTTCTTTTAGTAACTGGGTAGGCATTAATCATGGTACAACTTCTTTCTTGCCTGAAGTATATGAAGGTAGAGCTGGAAAACCTAGAGGAGCACAAGAAATGTGGCGCTCGGTTTACTATTTAGGAAACATCATTGTTAAATTAGCTAAGTTGGACACTAACAAAGAAGGAAGAATTGCTAATCAACCTATTGTGAAGTCTTTGGTTTATAGTAGTAGATTTGATAAAAAAGATACAAAACCATTTTCTCTTATTGCAAAAAAAGATTACCAACGTATGCTAATGACACAACAAAGGTTCCAAGTTACAGCTAATGGGTTTGTAGAGTTAAACGGTTCTATTACTGTTGAAGTAGATAGAAACACAACTATTGCTGTTGCGCCTTATGTTGTTCAGAACTACCATCCATATAGTGGTAATGGTAGGAGTAGAAGACGCCACTTATACAGAGTTAGAATGCCGGTTAAAAAAGGATGGCATACTATACCATTACATGCTATCGCACCAGTTCAATATTCTACAACAAGTCCAGATAAAGTTCACAGATCTAATGAAGTGATGGGGGTTGTAGATATTTTAAGAACAAAAGGTGTAGCTAGAGTTAGAAACATGATTATCAACCTCACTTTCACACCATCACATACACACACAGCAGTTCAAATTCTTAAATCTGGTGGTTATGGTAACCAAAAAGAAAAAACATTCCATCAAGTTTATCCTGATAAGCCAAGCGCATATACTAAGACAAACAAAATTATTCATAAAACTAAAAAGAAAAAATAAGGAGGCTTCATAATGGATGGATTTTATAAAGAAGCAAGAATAACGACTGTCGATGAACCTTATTTAAAACCGATATCTGACGAAGGTATCGGTTTTTATAATATGGATATAAATACTGCGGTATTAACTTTTCAAGTGCGTAGAGAAATAAACGGGGAAAGTTATCCCCTAGAGATTAGCGAAGCTAACACTGAGATAACAGCTTATTTTGTTTCCGATAACGGTTCTTCAACCGGAAGGGTTAAAGTTGAATATGTTAATCCTATGAAAGGCATTATACGTTTAACTTTAGACAGTGATTTCCTAAAAGCTTCTACCGACACTCATGTGACTGGTCAAATTTATATCAAAGCAGTTGGTCGTGAAGATACAGTAGTACTTAACGAGTTTCGCTTTTACGTAAAAGATGCATTAATTAACCAAATAGATGCTGATATTAAAATCAGATATATTAGAGAGATTGATGATCTTGTTGATTTAGTAAAAGACAGAATTGATACTGTATCAAAAGAATTAGAAAACGTTCAAAATGCTGAAGACGAATTCATGAATTTTGTAAATACTCAAAAGACAGAATTTGTTAAACAAGTTAAAGATTTGCGAGAACAAATGGAAGGTTTCGCAAAACAAACAGAAACAGAGTTAACAGACCATCTAAATAAAATTAACGATAAAATTTTAGAGGTCAATGAACGACTAAACTCGGCAACTGAAGGAGTTATAACAGAAGAAAACTTAGACGAGCACCTTATCAACTACGCTAAAAAAGATGAAGTTAATCAGCAGTTATCTAAGAAGGCAAACGAAGATGAATTTAAGACGCTTTCTGATGGTTTAGATGAATTAATACAAAACAAAGTTAATGAAGCTATAAAGAGCGCTACAGGCCAATTATCAGCACTTACAGAAGCCGAAGGTTTTGCTATTAGGTTAGATAATGTTGACTTATCTACTATGGACAAAATTGATAAAACTGGTTTTTACTACCTTTACAACCCTACGAATTCTCCAGATCCCGATAATCAAAGTGGCTATGCTATCGTTATTGCGAGAAGTGACACATTCAAAAAAGTATTGTTTATGCCTTACAACAGACACAGAATATACTCTCGTAATATGATGGGCGAAACTACAAGATGGGGTTCTTGGTATGACGCTACAAAAGGTGTAGTTATTCCAGGATCTAATCCAGTTGTTTAGGAGGTAAGTTATAATGAATAAAAACTCAATAACTTATTCGTTAACCTTTTTAATGGTTTTAGGTTTTGGCGTTCTAATGTTTGAAAGAGGCTTCTTTTGGACAAGAGAGCAAGAAACTGTTATTAGAGATAGCGATTTTTATTTAGCACTACACCACATTATGCCTATTTGGATTTGGGGTGTACTTGCAATAATCTTTAGTGCTTTTATAATTGTTGCACCTTTCTTTTTGCCAACGCAAAAGATGAACAATGTGTTTAATTACCTAATTTGCATTGGGGGCTGGGGTAACGCGATTTTCTATTTTCTAATGACGTCAGCAAGTATTTTTCACGCAATTAATTGGTTGACGCCTTTGCAATTCGTAACCTTTACCATGATTTCGGGCATCATTGGTTTTTATGGGGGTGCTGAAATTGTCGGAAAAAGACGATAAATATGTATTGCGTAGCGAGTGGTTACACAACACAGGTAAGATTTACGAACGGATAAACGAAAACGACAGAAAACATTTAGAGGCCTACAATTCTTTAAATTCGAAAATAGAACGACAAACGGGACTGCAAGAAAAACAATTTGAATCTCAAGAACGACAAGAAAAACACTTAGAAAAAATCAGTGATGTTGTCGAAGGCTTTGGCAATGAATTTAAAGACATACAATACACCGTTCGTTCACATGACACTCAATTAGAACAGATTAATAAATCAATTTTAGAAAAACAAAAAGGCAATGTGCAAGTTGTTGTTGCTTTGATTGGTGGAGGTACATCGATTATAGCCGCAGCGGTTGGACTTGCTAAAATATTGTTTTAAGTCGTCGTTTTAACGTCGGCTTTTTATTTTGATTGAAGAAAGTAGGTGTGTAAATGGCTATACTACCTAAAACCGGAAAACCAACAGCCTCGCAAGTTGTAGATTGGGCTAAATGGATGGCTAAAAATCATAAAGGTGTCGACATTGACGGTAGGTATGGGTTAAAGATAGCTCATGTAAAATAACGTGAATTGCTGGGAAACCCTTAGAACCTTAATAACTACAACGTAATCGGTAACGGTAAGCGTGATAGTTCAAAAATATTAAGGATTGGGTAATCAGCAGCGAAGCCTCTATGGTAACAGTAGAGGAACGTTCAACGACTAAGTGCTTGTAATTACAAGACAGTGCGTTAGAGAATAACCAACACGAAATACATCGGAAGATATAGTCTAGTCTCATGTGAAAGCATGAGGCTCTTTTTATAGAGCAATTTAACGTTACACAAACGTATTAAGAAATTGATACAGGGAAAGGCGTTAAATTAAATACAAACGTTCAATGTTGGGATTTGCCTAACTATATATTCCAACGTTATTGGCATTTCAGAACGTGGGGCAATGCCAATGCTATGGCTAACCGTAGTCAATATCCAAATAGGTCATGGAAAATCTATAGAAATACATCTAGTTTCGTTCCTAAGCCTGGGGATATAGCTGTATGGACCTATGGTTGGGCTGGACATACTGCAATAGTTGTTGGTCCTAGTGACAAATCACACTTTAAATGCGTTGAATTAAAATTACTTAAACAGCGCCTATATTCAGAAATGAATATTAGCAAACCTCTCTAATTCATGGGAAACCTAAACAAGTAATGTTGTAGGCAATCATGAGCGAATCCTAGGAATAGGAACGTGCAACGACTATCGAAAACACACTAGACACTCGTTTGAGTGTCTTTTTTAGTGGAAGTGAGTAGAGTACATTCAAGTGAATGGAAATGGGAGGCAACCTTAAAGGTTGATGATATAGTCTAGTCTTCTATGGAAACATAGAGCAGTTCATAAGAGAACGGGCAATGATTAACGACCATTGTCGAATATAAACGAGATCAAAACTGGGTTGGATCAAACCAATGGAGTGGTTCGAGAGCAGCGTTTGTTAATCATAACTACAACGGTAATGGTGGGAACATTTATTTTGTTAGACCACCTTATAAAGCTGAGAAAAAACCTCCTAAACCAAGTGGTGGTTCTGACACTTCAAGCACCACAACAAAAGATAATAATAAAACAGTAACGATTAAGAAGAAACAAAAACATATCAATTTCACTATAGATGATGGCGAACCAACTTATCCTGAATTTATCCTGCACGATATTGTCCAAGGTAAAGATAGAGGTCATAACCCTAAGAAAGTGACTATAAGAAACGCTAATACAATGTGTTCAGTCCTCGACCTATACTTTGATAGAGAAAAATACCTTACTGATAAAGAATATCCTCACTATTTCGTAGATAGAAACCATATATGGCAGCCTAGATTAGAAATGTACGAAGTACCTAGTCACCCTGATAATATCGTTATTGAAGTGTGTCAAGATTTATCAGCAAGTAAAGATGATTTTATTGTCAACGAGATACACACAATGCTGCAAACAGTGTTCAGAATGAAATATCAAGGTATACCAGTTAAGCCATCTTCTATTGAAGTTGACACATCTAATATTTGGCGAAGCGTATACGAGCATGGAGATTGGGATATATCACTCAATGGATTGCCGCCTAAGAAAAACATAGACAAAACAATCAATGGATTACTATATCTATATAAAAACAGTAAGAAGTTACTTTCTGAAATTCCTAAAGATAAAGTTAAGACTAAAACTATTAAAGTTACAGTTCCAGCATCTAGTGTTAAAAAGAATACAACTACAACGACCAACAAAAAAGGAAGCAAAGAGCCTACTGTGGTTGTTTCAAGAAGTGCTTACTCATTCAAGAGAGCGGTAGCTATCCAAATGACTAAATCTCCTCAAATTAACTACGGTAACGGGTGGTATGGTGCAAGTTACTCGGCAACACTTAACGCTATGAATTCGCTTAAGATTTGGAATAGTAAAACTCAAAAATATCAAATGCTCAATCTTGGTAAATATCAAGGCGTATCAGTTTCAGCACTTAATAAGATATTGCGTGGTAAAGGTTCTTTATCCGGGCAAGGTAAAGCAGTTGCTTATGCTTGTAAGAAGTATAACCTTAATGAAATATACTTAATTGCACATGCCTTCCTTGAGAGTGGTTATGGTACATCTTACTTCTCAAGTGGTCGTGCTGGTGTTTATAACTACTTCGGTATAGGAGCGTACGATTGGAACCCTAATTATGCAATTACTTACGCTAGAAATAGAGGATGGACTACTCCTGCTAAAGGTATTATTGGTGGCGCTAAGTTTGTAAGACAAGGTTTTATTAGCAAAGGCCAAAATACACTTTATCGTATGCGTTGGAACCCTAGACATCCAGGTAATCATCAATATGCAACTGATGTACGCTGGGCACAAGTTCAAGCGACAACTATAAAAAATCTATATGACAAAATCGGTATAAAAGGTGTCTATTTCATTAGAGATAGATATAAATAGGGATAAGGCTGACAGCTCTTATCCCTAAATTTATTGTTGGAGAGGTGTTTTTATGGAAACGTACAAAACCGGTACAGTTAATACAATCATCAATGAAAATGGCGTTGATTTAGGCAGCATAAACGTTAATTTGTACACAATGGATAACAAGACATCTGTTATTGATATTCATATTAAGAAAAAGAACATTATTAATGAAAATCAAGAATACATCTCTGTGAATTTCAATCAGACTAAATTCGAACCTGTATTACATGTATTTGCACAAGATGGTTCTATATTCACTAATGAGCCATTAGAAATAGTTAAAGCTGAAGAAGGCTTTGTAAGATATATTATCCCTGAATATATCACTAAACATGTAGGACAAATGCAATGTAAATTATTCTTAGAAAATCCTGAAAATAACGATAGCACACATGTTGCTAACTTTTATTTTACTGTTAACGACAGCGGTATAACTAAAAGTGTAGGCAAAGAAATACGTGTGGAATTACTAGATGATATCGTAGAAAAAGTAATGAAAGACAATGTAGATATCTTCAAAGGACCTAAAGGAGATACTGGAGAACAAGGTCCAGCAGGACAAGACGGTAAGGATGGGAAAAACGGCATTAATGGTATCGATGGTGTAAACGGTAATCCAGGACCTCAAGGTCCACCAGGACGAGATGGAAAAGATGGTGTTGACGGACAAGATGGTTCAGATGGAAAGTCATTTGACTTTGAAAGTCTTACAGAAGAACAAAAAGCTGAGATTACACCTAAGCTACCTGACTTTAGTAATTGGCAACAATATCAATTCACAAATAGTGACGGAGCTAGAAAATGGCTTGGCACTTTGGCTCAACCTATAGAAACACTTGAACCTGGATTATATGAATGTTCTATACCAAGCGACTATAATTCTGTAAACGCTCCAGCTGATACAAGCGGTAAGGGGTATATAGCCGAAATTAATGTTACAAAAGGACAGAGCGGAAGAAAACACATTATTCTTATCAACAATTATCAAAATAACATTTGGTCTAAAACAATTCACACAGACGGTGACGACAGGGGCTGGGTTGCTGTTAATCCACAAGGTCAAAAATACAAACTGACAAACGATGATGGGACTAACTTTTCCAAAGGATATACAACGATAAATTTAAACAATGAAGATGAAATTAAAAAGATACCTCCAGGGATACGTTATATAACCAAAGCGACTGGTTTACCAACTGACGTAAGTTCTACAAATGGTTGGCTTTTTAAATTGGTTTGGTCAGACTCTCAACTATCTACAATATATTTCCAACCTTATAATTCTAGTCAATTATTACAAAGAGTAACTTATAACGGTTTGTCAGAATGGCGTTATATTAACCAACCATCAACTGACACAGGTTGGATTCCATTACCTCTAGTTAACGGTGCAGCTCCTGACGTATATAGTGACGTATATTTACCGGTTTCATATAGAGTTAGAAAGAACGGAAATAACAAGACAGTCCAAATCATTGGTAACATCAAAAATTTATCTACAGGTTTAGTGTTCGCTCAACTGCCTTCTGACATTACACCAGTCAGAAATATTGAATATAAATTAAATCAAAGAATAGGAACAAGCAGTGCGGCAGCATATTTGGCTAGTGACGGAACTATGAAAGTTATAGGTGCTTTAGAGTCGGGAAGCACTTATATGATTAATTTCACTTATATGGTTTAGGAGGACGAAAAATGATACAAATCTTTAGAAAAAGAGATGGTAAACCATTTCTTATAGATGAAAGTAAAGAAGGTTACGACAAAGATTTATATACAGATATTATGCCACCAAGCAATTTATATTTGCCGGTTAAATTTGACGGTGGCGAATGGGTTGGTACACCATACGAGGAATGGAAAAAACAACAAATTGAAGATGATGAGCAACCTAAAAAAGAAGAACCAGACAACAATAAAGATGAATTGATCGCCGATTTATCACTCGAATTGTTACAAACACAAGGAGAACTTAAAGCAACACAAGAAGATGTCGCAAATTTAACACTAACAATCATGGGAGGGTCTGTTAATGCGTAATATCGGCATTAGATACTATAAAATGGGTTTCTATACAAATGAACAATTTGCATTATTTGTTAAAAGAGGCTATGTAACACCAGAGGAATATAAAGAAATGACTGGCGTCGACTATGACCCAGAAAAAGCACATGTATAAACCAGCCTATTAAGGTTGGTTTTTTTATTATGGAGGTATTATATGTTAACCAATGTACTTAATTTAAATGATTCAAACGATGGTAATCGCATTAAGCAAGGTGACTTATCTATTATGCGTTATGTGTTGCAAGATGCGAATAACGATAACTTAGATTTAAACGGTTTGAGTGCTAAAGCATTTTTTAGTTTAAATGACAAAGTTGAGTACACATATGCAACGGTAGTTAAAGATAACGCAGTTGAGATTGTAATTGATGATGTTATACCAGCTGGTATTTATACACTTGAAATTTGGGTTGATAAGAAATACTCGTTCCCTAGTGATAACAAAGCAAAAATTGAAGTGGTACCTAGCATAATTGGAAAAGGTATTGAAGATATCAAAAATAAAAATATTTGGGACGAAGTGCTTAAATATGGTATTGACAAAGGTTTAATCAAACAAGACGGTGGCAGTGATTTTGTCGTAAGTGCAGAACCACCTAAAGATACAAATAAAATCTGGATAGATACAAATGGGGGTCAAAAATAATGACAAACGCAATTCCTAAAATATATAATGAGCAAACTAATGAATGGATTGAATTAATGGCAAAACCTATCGCAGAAGAAGTAATAAATATTATGAAAGAAGATTTTATGCGCAACAAAGAAGATATTAAATTATCAGAGATTTCTTATGGTAATAAGGACGAGTTTAGATATTATATTGCTTATCAGTCTAACGTAAATCAATCAGCAATTTTCAGCTTAGAAGGTACACTACCTTTTATTTTGAACGAGATTCTTAATAAAAAAGACAATTACTCTGCATTATCAAATAAAGATGTATTAAACGATGCGGATGCACTATCTTTTATCGAGCCGTTAAATGTTTTTAATGTGGTATACAAAGATACATTTGGCAATGAAGTTACAACGAGAAGTAACGAACTTCCACAAGATTTAATGAAAACAACTTCATATAGCATAAAAAACAATAAGTCAGGTAATTTTACTATCTCATACACATTTAATGATAATGCTATTGAAGATAAACAATATAAATTTGAAAAGGCTAGCGAGTAATCGCTGGTCTTTTTTTCGGAGGAATGAAGATGAAAATAAATTGGTCTAACAGACTAAAAAACGGTGCAATTGTTTCAAGTTTAGTAGGGACAGTATTATTGCTTATCAAACAAGTTAGTGAAATTTTCGGTATTGATTTATCACATCAATTAGAAAGCGTCAGTGGCATTTTAGGCACTGTTCTAACGCTTTTAGCAGGTTTAGGCATTATTACTAATCCAAACACTAAAGGCGTGTCAGACGCGGGTATAGACCTAGATTTAAATGCACCACGAAATGAAGAAACACACCCAGTACAGTTTAAAAGTGAGTCAGGCGCAGTGAAACCTGAAGTTTTCGACACTAACGAACCGTTTACTGACGATTCTGATGAAGAAGAATTTGAATTTGATAATGATGGAGGAGGAGCTCCAGATGAAAACACAATCTCAAATCAATAAACGTTTAAGAGATTATAAAAATGGTGTAGTAGATAGTCCATACAGAGTAAAACGTTGGACGAGTTATGACGCTTCCTTTGGTGCTATGGAACCAGGAGCAATTGACGTAGATAGATCTTATCACGCGCAATGTGCAGATTTACCTACGGACTATATATTATGGCTAACCGATAATAAGTATAGAGCGTGGGGGAACGCTAAAGACTTCCCTAACAACAAATTCCCTAAAGGGTGGAAGATTGTAGAGAACAAGCCATCTACAATACCTAAAAAGGGTTGGATTGCAGTATTTACAAGTGGCACGTATGCTCAATATGGACATATCGGCATTGTATACAATGGCGGTAATACTACCAGTTTCCAAATTTTAGAACAAAATTGGAATGGTTGGGCAAATAAAAAACCTAGCTTACGATGGGATAACTATTATGGTTTAACACATTTTATAGTTCCACCTATAGCAAAAGAAATAGAAGAACCTAAAAAAGATGCAAAATCAGCTCCTAAACAGTCAATTAAGAAAAGCAGTAGCATCAAAGTTAACACTAACCATATAAAAGGTTGGACTATGACTAAAAGAGGCCGTAAACCTAAAGGTGTAGTTATTCATAACGATGCTGGTACCATGAACTCAAAACAGTACTATAACAATCTAGTAAACGCCGATTATAATAGATTAGCTAGAGGTATAGCTCACGCATACGCTGATAGAAACGGTATTTGGGAAGCTATATCAGAAAATAGGATTGCTTGGCATGTTTCTGATGGCGTTCAACCAGGTTCAGGTAATTTTGAAACTTATGGAATTGAAGTTAATCAATCAATGTATGTAAGTGATAAAGATTTCCTTAAAAATGAACAAGCAGCTCTTAAATTCGCAGCGCATAAACTTAAAAAGTGGGGGTTACCAGCTAACAGAAATACTGTTCGTTTACACAACGAATTTAGTTATACAGCTTGTCCTCATCGTTCAGCTAAATTGCATACTGGTATCGATCCAACAAAACAAGCATGGACTAAGTCAACACAACTTAAGTTAAAAGATTACTTCATTAAGCAAATTAGGGCATATATGAAAGGCGACACACCTAAGGTTACTACAGTTAAAAATAAACCTGGCAGTGCTTCTACTCCTGCTAATAGAAGAGATATGAACGGTTGGAAAATCAACAAGTATGGAACTTATTACAAATCAGAAATAGCTCACTTTACGCCAAACACTCCTATTAAAACTCATTATGTTGGACCGTTTAGAAGTTGTCCAGTGAGTGGTGTATTACAACCAGGTCAAACAATAAAATATGACACTGTATGTAAACAAGATGGTCACGTTTGGGTGAGTTATACAGCTTATAATGGTAATGATATTTGGTTACCTATAAGTACATGGAATAAAACAAATGATAGTTTAGGGAAATTGTGGGGTACAATCAATTAATCTGTTATAATACAATCACCACGTCATTATACAAGGGTAGTCCTAGCGACTGCCCTGTTTTTTTATGTAAAAGTTAAGTAAAAAACTTTCTATATAAACAATTGTGTAGTATGGTTATATTTGTAAGTTGTTGATGACTTACAAGTTATGTGTAAGGAGGTGAAAGCCTCGTGATAGACATAATAAAAACACTCCTAGAAAATCCAGTATTGGCAGTACTGGTTGTTCCAGAAGTGTTAAAACAACTTAGAAAATGGCATCTCGGTTATCTAGACCGAAAGCCAAACAACAAAGAATAAAATTATGTTTGGAGCCTAAAGGCTCCTCCTTACACTTATATATTATAATATTATTTGGAGGTTTTCAATAATGACGTGGCAAATGTGTACATCTTTGCTGATATTAAGCCTACCATTATTACTCTTTATAGGAAGAAAGGCACACTTTTATTATTTAGATAAAAAGAATGGACGTAGATAATATGAGTGAATATAAAACAAAAATAATCGAATTGATCGAAAGTAATATAACGGGATATCAAATCCATAAAGAAACTGGTGTATCACAATATGTTATTTCGCAATTAAGACAGGGTAAGCGCGAGGTTGACAATTTGACATTAAACACTACCGAAAAGTTATATAAATATTCTAAAAAAACGTTATAATAAAATTGATTAATAACAATATTCGTATCGCTGAATTAGATAGTGAAGAGAACACATTTAAACACTACAAATAGCAAAATCATAAATTGTTATGGTTGAATAGATAATAAAATTTGGTATAATGATTACTAGGTTGTTATAACCTTTTTCAGTGTGATTGTTGAATTTTATATAATTTAACTTGCGCTACGGTTTACTTTAAAACCGTAGCGTTTTTTATTTGAAAAACTAAAGTATTGTGTTATTATGTTAATTACGAACTTCATGATTCATACCTATTACTCCCTAAAAATTTTATATTTATTTGTCAAGTTTAATTCCCCTATAGTAAAAATGTTGATCCCAATAAAGTATATTTTTATATTAAGCTTGATTCAATAAATAAGACTGCCTTACAAGGTGGTCTTATTTTTATTAGAAAATCACTTTAATAATATTAGCTACAAAATGAAATAAAATGCGTAATAATTATGGTATAATATACCTAGTATTAAAGTAATCGTTATGATTAGTGACATTTATTTTCTAATAAATTATATTTCCCAACCACGTCAATAAAAGGCGTGGTTATTTTTTATGTAAAAAAAGCGAAATTAATTTAAGAAAAAGCAAAAAAAGTGTTGAATTTATAGCTCAAATGAGCTATAATATATTTAGGAGGTGAGGGGATGAGACGAAAACGGAGAATAAAAAAAGAGCGTCACGACAAAAGAATGATGATAATAGCTTTAGCAGGACTTATTATTCAAATCATTTCAATCATCGTAACGCTACTAAAATAGGGAAGGGCGAAAGCCCTTTACCTCATTATATTATGGAGGTGTTAATTATGACAAGTAAAACTATTAGAAACATAACATTGATCTTAATGATAGCGACGATCATATTAGCATTAATCAATATAGCAATTTTAATTTTAAAATAATAAAAACCGTCTCATCCTAAATAAATGAACGCATACAATGAATTATATAAAGTTATTGAAAAATTAATTAAAAACACCGATATTTCAAGTTATCAAATAAACAAAGATACTGGCGTTAGCTATGGAAATATAAATGCTATGCGTCGAGGAGAAAGAAGTATTGAAAACCTCACTTTAAAAAATGCTAAAAAGCTTTATGATTATCAAACTCAAATAAAATAATAGACTAAGTAATAAATCTAAATTACGTTAATAAAAAGTTTAGTTTTATTTATAAAAAAGGAACGTTCCTGCGACGTTCCCGACAAGCTGTAATGACTACGGTTATAGTGTTTATAAACACCCTCCGTTTCCGTACAGACGCTTATAATGGTATAAATCCATTATAAGCGTTATTTTTTTGCCTTCTTATAAATCCTTTTGTATCAACGCTTTGAATGTGTTTTTTTAAATTTTACTTCTTAATAGTTTTTATCCGTTTAAAAATTTTTAGTCAAATTGTGACTATGAGTATGATAATTAAGCTTTATTTTAGTCACAACATTTCCTGATTTAGTCACAAGAAAATCTCATTTAAATATTTAACTACTTCTTTATCTTCTTTGTTCTCAAATTCTTTAATTAAATGTGAATATATCTTGAGTGTTGTATGTATATTAGCATGACCAAATCTTTTTGAAATATATTGGATTGAAACGCCTTTAGTTAATAGGTAACCACAATGTGTAATCTCATTAAAGATAAATTATTAATAAGGCTTTAGTGAGGGATGAGTAATATGCTAAATAGTATTGATGAGTTAGTAGAGTGGATAATCTATATATGCACTAAGCGAAAATATCTTGAAACTGGGCTTGATAAGATAAAAATATTAAGAATTTATAAGGGTTATTCTTATAGGCAAATAGGGATTACATTCAAGTATAAAAAAGCAGATGAAAGTATTCATCATCAAATGAGTATATTTGATATAATATAATAAATTTATTTAATTGGAGTGATTTTCATGAGGTATTTTAAATCAATAAAAAAAGTTTTAATTCCGATCAGTATTTGTACTTTGATTATATTATTAATAGGGTGTGGAAAAAGTAGCGATGGTCTTGCTGGAAGAGAGTTTAAAGGTGTAGTAGATGGAAAAACAGAGGCGATATTTACTTTTAGAGATGATGGCACCTTTAAAGTAGTCTCAGCAAAAGGAAAATTAAACGCAGGAGAGGAGTTCAATGGAAAATATGAAGTTAAGAAAGCTAATGGCAATAAGTATTTATTAATGCCTTATTTCTCGGGATATATATTCGGGCGTAGCGTAAAGGATGGAATAGAAATTAATATTAATGGGAAAGGTTACTATGTTTACTTACTACAAAAAAATGGGGAAGATTTTAAATTAATAAATGTTGAAAATGGCGGAAACTTTAATAAAAACCATGATTTTAAGTTTCTAAAGAAACTTGAAGAACAGAAGAATGATGTGAGACTTGTAGAAACAAATAATTAAAATCGTTTTAATTTATTATAAAATAAAATAATTTTTAAATTTACAAGCAACTTATTTATCGGCTACATTATCATTAATCAAATAAGTATTTTTATTTGTTTACAGAGTAAATAACTGTAGACAAATAAAAAAGGGGAATAAAGAAGATAAAATGCGTAATGTTGTATTTCAATGGAAAGGTCAAGATGGAAATGTAGTGGGTTCAGACAAAAGAGGTACAGGTAAAACTCATTTCAGAGGGATTGATGCTGGAAGTGATGTAAAACATGCATTTAATTTCACTACTACGGAACATCCTAAAAATATTTATGTATTTGAGTCTCCTATTGATGCTTTGTCTTATAAATCGTTAAATAAGGAGAAAGATGGCGTTTATGTTTCTATGAATGGACTAAAAGGTGATGCAGTAAGATATCAAATTGCATACTTCATCAATAAATATGGTAAAGATCCTGATGCGGTGCATTTATGCGTGGACAATGACAATGCAGGCAATAAGTTTGTTAAAAATTTCCAAGGATTAATTTCAAATCGCTCAGGTAAAGAAATTAATATTGTATCTGAACAACCCCAAAGTGAAGATTGTAAAGATTGGAACAATGTATTAGTTGAAAACCATTTTAATAATAAAGAAAGACTTCAAACTAAAGCCTATTCAAATGTAATTGTTTCTGAGAAAAATGAATATACAGAATCATCTAAGCCTAAAAAGAAGAAAAAAGATTTACAAACAATGTAATTATAACTTTATTTATAATATAAAAATATTATAATATAATTAATCAGCGACTACGCGCGGATTTAAAACAATGAATACGTATATCATCAGTAGCCTTTACGATGGGTGAGCGGAGGCATCATAATTATAATACTCTATCCCCAACAGCTAGATTTAATATCTAGCTGTTTTTTTATTTTATTGAGGTAATACAAAATGAAAATATGCATCATAGATAACGATTTTTTTGATAGAAAATTTAAAAATTTATTAAATGGGAAAGCAAAACAGATTTTATACAACTATAAAAAAGGCTCTGGAAACAGACCATATTACTATAATCTAAAATATAATGATAATAATATTTTAATACCGTTTAGATCTAATTCAGAAAGGATTTCAACTAAATATAAACTAGAAACAAACCATATACAAACAGACCGTAAAAAACCTGCTATTGATTGTAGTAAAGTTTTAATATTAAAGGATAGCGAAATTGTAAATTTTACTAAATCTATATTTATCGAAGAAAAGCTATTTAAATTTGTAAAACGAAATAAAAAGGCTATCACTAAAAAATTTAATAATCATTTACGTGATTATATAGATCAAAAATCTAAACTTATAGATAATAAGACAGTACAATTTTCCACATTGCAATATTTTCATAAAGAATTAAATCTTGATGAAAAAATTATGAATAAAAGAAAATCTATTTTAATAAATGAACTAGAAAAAAATGGGGAGAGTAAGTTTTTTAAAAAACTAGCTAATACTGTTGAAAACACTGAGAAAATCACAAAACTATATAACTATAAATCTCTTTTGGAAATTGATGGTCGTTTAGACCCGAAAAGCAATTTTTAGTTTTGAAACCTCTTTTACGGTATCTCTTATTTTGACATCTAAAATCATAAGACCATAATCCGTTAACTTTTTATATAATCATTTTTAATTGTTCCTCTCTCGTTGTTTATTTTTCATGTTGTTAAAAATAGGGCGGATATTTAACCGCCCTCAAGACTTAATTATCTAAATGGTCTACAGCATATTTTGCTTCAGAGTCGGTAAACTTCTCACCATATTCGGATACTAATATATCGTAAATTGCATCATCAGACATGTGCATATCTTTAGCATAAGATTTTGCTTTTTCTAGTGCGTTTTTTTCATAATTGGCATCAAGATGATCTATAGCAAATTGTGCATCTTCTTTATTAAACTTTTCTCCATATTCCGATGTTAATTGATCATATATTCCTTGTTTTGACATATGCAAATCTTTAGAATATGTTTTTGCTTTTTCTAGTGCAGCTTTTTCTAAACGTGTACCTTCAACAGATGTGGCATCATTTTCTTTATTTGTTGTATTGTCATCCTTTTGATACTTATCGTTTATTTCTTTATCTGTACTACTATCATCATAATTTATGTTTTCTGTATTATTGGCTGTATCTTCTGTTTCATTATCTATCTTTACGGTAGGTTGTGTTTCATGATTATTTGTTTTGAGGTTACCAACATAAGTTGTACCAGATAACGCTATAACAACTATTGCCACTGTTACGATTGTCTTTGCAATGGATGGCCATTTACTATATCGCCACATTACAAATAAACCTAGTGGGAAAATAAATATTAAAGTTAAAACAATAAACCATTCTTGTTTATACCATGATGTTGATTCTTGTTGCATAAAAATATCCTCCTATGTATCTATTTGATTAAAATTCAATTTTTTGATTTGAAATATATTGAGAAAAGGTAAATTAGAATATTTAATAGAGTAGAAATAAAGGTTTAGAAAAATAAAAGTAGTAGGAAGTTTAAGAAGGGTAGTGCAGTTGTGTGTAGTAACTGCATGTTCTATTTGATTTAAAGGGATTAATGAAGTTAATTCATTGTTTTTTAAATAATAAGAATCAGATGTTTCTCTAATGTAAGCAGATGATGATAAGCGTTCATTAATGTATAAATCATTACCCGAGATTAAACATTCTAATTTATTAGGCATCTCTATATATTTAACATTAATATCATCAATCAGCTCCTTATATTGATGCATAATTCTCACTCCTTATTTAGTTTTAGAAATTGTATATCTGTTATTTGTTTTTAAACATCAACTCCTATTAAAAGTTTAAATTATGCATAATTTTTATATAAAAAAGAGAACGCACTTATACTAATGGTTAATTTATTAGTAAGTTAGCGTTCTCTTTATTTATCGCTATTTCATTTGCTTTTTAATCTATGAAATTTTATCGCCTTAAAAACATCGTATAGTCAATTATATATGTAGCAATAAATTCATGAGTAGCATTTTAAGTTGATCACTAATGTTAATTCTTATTTTAAAACCTACTTAAAGCCTATAAGCATATTATATATAATATTAAAAAAAATTTCGATAATAAAATTCTAAAATATTGAATTAAAGTATTGCGTAAAATTTGTTTGATAGTGAATTGAAATATAATTCAAAGTGTACGAATAATACTTAAAAAAGTAGATTTAAACAAGTTTTGGTTTTGAGTTTTAGTATAGAGGGGTAGAGTTGCTAATAGTAATTAAGAATATATAATAGTAAACAATTCAAACTAGTTAAGCTTGCTAATTAATTCAATCTGTTAGCAGGATTGTTTACAAGGCATAAAAATGTTTTTATTTTTGTATATAAAGAAGATAAAGCTAATTTGTATAATAAATTTATTCTTATTAAGAAGTCATCATTATTTATTAATTATATTTGATTTTGTTAAATGTCACTGTTTTATTAGTGACTACTATGAGGTTAAAGAATATGGTATTTCCTAAAAAAGTGTGTATTTTTTATAAAAATTATAGTATTCGTTTACTATAAGACTAGGAAGCATAATTGAATAACTTAGATTTAAGTGGAGCTATGACTATACAGTCATGGCTTTTTAATATGTAAATTTTACTTTAGAGTGTAAGTATATGTGATAACACTGTATTCTCATTATTTAATAAAGTTAGTCCTAATTTAAACTATTATATTATTACACATATGTAATAATAATGATAAAATATAGAAATATTTTTAAACTCGTATTAATATGTAATTGAAAAGAATTTAAATATTCTTTTAAAAAATTAAGGAGTGATTCGAATGAAAGTTGTTAAAGAAAAGAAAGAACTTTTTGATCTTGACGTTAAAGTAAATGCGAGAGACATGAATAATTCAGAATCAGGTCCGCCTAATACAAGTTTAATATGGTGTACGGATGGATGCGCTAAACGGTAAAAACTTGTAATTCTCTAGTAAAAAGTGTTGATTTAAGTGCAATGTTTGAGCAGAGTTCCTTATAAAGGGCTCTGCTTTATTTTTAGAGGTGAATAAATGAAAAGTATTTTTAATACGTCTAGCTATTACATTATTAGAGCTCCTTTACTTCCTGTTTCCATTTATAATACTTATTTAAAAAATGATGAAATAGATTATTCCTCTTTTTTCCAAAACAAAATTATTGAAGAAACCATTTTGACTACGACATATCACTTATATCAAAGCTTAACTAATATCTCATTTGATAGTGAGAAGAAGAAAGCGCGTAATGCTAAAGAGAGCTTTTTAAAATATCTTATTAGAATGAGTACGAGGGGCACGCCATATGGATTGTTAAGTGGTGTATCATTGGGACAACTTGCTGAAAAAACAAATATACAAATACAAGAAGATGTTAATTACTATTATAAAAGCGTAAAAATAGATGGGTCTTGGTTAAGCAAATTAATTCATTTTTTAGAAAGTAATTATGATTATTATCAAGATAGTTACGTTATTTGGAATGAAAGAAATTACATTACCGACCAGCGTATATATTTGGATAATCAAACATGTCTCATTCAGGAAAATAATAAAGAACTAGTCTCAATCAAAAATAATGATTTGCTTAAATTCATTAAACAAAGCTTGCAAGAGGATTTAACATTTAAAGATCTAATAAAATTAATTTCAGAAAAATTTTTAATTAATGACGAGCAGGAAATAAAAAGTTTTATACAAAATCTATTAGACAAAGAAATAATATTTACTAGCTTAAGAACTGCTTTAAAAAAAGAAAACCCGTTAGATTATTTATTATGCTTTTATAGAGACTTTGATAATGATTTTATTAGATCACTTCAACTTATACATTTTGAAATGATGAAGTACCAATTTATGGAAATTGGGAAAGGTAAGAAAACCTTTTTAAGAATTCGAGAGTTGATGAGTCATTTATTTAAAGCTAAAGAGTATATTCAAATTGATACTAAAATTCAAACTAAAAATAATTATTTAAGTAAGAAAATTGCTAGAAATATTAGTGAAGCTGCATATCTACTATGGTTACTTTCTCCAGATGATTTGGGTATTAGCACTAATCATGATTTTCATTATAGTTTTTTAGAAAAATATGGTTTAGAACAAATTGTAAATTTAAAGGAATTACTTTCTGATATCAATGGTATGGGTTATTGCACTAAAGAAGATAAATCTATAAAAAATAATAGTCCTTTTTTGAAAGAAAAATATTATTACGCACTTTCTCATAATGAAGAGATAGAAATCACTGAAAATGATTTCTTAGACATAGAAAAGAAAAACACTATTCCTATCGAGAGAGCGCCTTTATCTTCAGAAATATATAGTGAGTTTTATTATGGAAATATTATAAATGGATATGATGAATTTTTGGTAATTAGTCCTATTGTATCTTCTTTCAATGCTGGCGCGACGATGGGGCGCTTTTCTCAGGAAATTGATAGAGATATACGTAAGCAATTAGATAACGAAATATATGAACAATATATTGAATATAGTAATGAAAATAACACTGAAGTTATTCATATAAATGAAATTCCTAAATATGCCAGAAATTTAAATATTAATCATTCTGGTACTATAAAATTTAAAGAACTTGACCTAGATATGCCATGTAGTTCAATTGCATTAGACGATTTATATGTTGGAAGTACTTTTGATAAATTATATTTATTTTCTAAAACTTTAAATTCAAGAATCTTATTTATTACTCATTCTATGTTGAATTATGTTTTATGTTCTAATTTATATAGGTTTCTCAGAGAGGTGTCCTTAGGTAATACAAAATTTATCCAACCTATTAAAGACGATGGAATTGAGGGATTTAATTATTGTCCTAGAATTAGATATAAAAATGTAATTTTAAAGCCCGCAACATGGAAATTAAATAAAGATATGTTTTCAAGTAGTGAAAAAGAAAATTGGATTGAACAATTTCATAAGATCCAACAATTTTATAATATTCCTAATGATGTCACTATGGCTTTTGGCGATAATAGGTTAACGATTAATTTGTCTAATGATGCGCATATATCTATATTAAAAAAAGAAATTGAAAAGCAAGGTAGAGTTTGTCTTTTAGAGGATTTTATATCTAAGTCTAACAATGATAGAGTGATAGAAATTGTGACGCCAATATATAGAAAAGCTAAATCTAATGAAAAAAGAATAACGATTCCTAAAAATATTTATAAGCGATTGGAAACTAAAAGGGAATGGCTTTCAATACATTTGTATATTGATGAAAGCTATCAAAATGAATTTTTAATTCAATATATATTACCGTGTTTAAGAGAACTTTTTGATAATAATCACTTAGAAAGTTTCTTTTTCATTAAATATAGAGAAAATGATCATTTCATTAAGCTTCGTTTATTAAGTAAATCAAATGATTCAATACATTTATATCATGAGATGATGCAACTTAAACAAAAGTGGCTTAAAGAATCTGAATTATCTACTTATGCTATTGTAGATTATCAACCCGAAATCAACAGATATGGTGGTATTGAAACAATTGAGATCATTGAGGATTATTTTATGTATGATAGTTGGTTGGCAATTTATATCATTGATCAAACATTTAATTATCCTAAGGAATTTATTGTAGCAATAACTATTATTTTTTTAATAAATGAATTAAATATAAGCCAAGAAGAAATTGATGAAATTAGACATAACAATGTTGAAAATTTATATCGTAATAATGAGATAAGAGAATATAAAAATGAGATGGTTAAACTTACTAACCCTAGAGATAATTATTGCTATTTACATGCAAAGCTACCCAAACTTCATCAAATTTTATATAACAATTATAAAGAAATTGAAAAATTAAAAGTCGCTTTAAGTAGAGGTTTATCTACTCCTAGAGCACATATTATTGGCAGTTTGATTCATATGAGATGTAATAGAGTATTTGGCGTTAATCGAGATAAAGAGAAATTTGTACTTTCTATTTTTAATGAAATAGAGAAGACAAAGAAATACTGGTGTGGTGATATTATCAATGAATAA